TTGATTAAAAAAAAGGAATTTTTGCCCATCAATGGACACAAAAACTTATCCAAAACTTATCCTTTAATTTTAATCAGTATGGCAACTCTCAAACTAACAATTTTCAAAGCAAAAGTTTTAAAAGATGGCAGACATAAAATTAGAGTGGCCGTTTGCCATAAGCAGGAAACTTGCTACATTATCACTCGGTTTATCATAGATAATCTCTCCCAGTTCAAGAACGGACAGGTGGTAAAACGCCCGGATGCCGCAATGATAAATACAAAATTGCGTAATCTTCTCAATAAGTATCAGGAAAGATTGGACAAGATAGATAATCCAGGTATCTATTCATGTACACAGTTGAAGGATTTCATCTTAAGGGAATCTGTGGATACACAGGGGGAATCATTTAAGTCTGTGTGTGATGCATATATTGAGGAACTGTTTAAAAACAGTAAAACCAACTATGCTAATATGATGAGGGAAAGTGAGGCTCATTTCTTGAAGTTCCTGCGTGGGGATGTACGACTTGTCGATATTACCCCGGAACTTATAGAGCAATATGCAGCGTATCTTGAAAAAAAGAATTGGAGCCGGGCGACATTGGGGATAGTAATGAGAAATACGCGGACAATCATAAACAGGGCGATAAAAAAGAGAAAGGTTTCATATAATGTACATCCTTTTGTAGATTATTCTATTCCGCAATCTCCTGTACGCGATGTCAGTATCAGGCTGGAGTCTTTGTCCAAGATACTTAATGCTGAGGTTGACAGTAATTATCTGTCAGTAGCCAGAGATTTGTTCTCTCTTTCATTTTATCTCGGAGGTATTAATATGACTGACTTGATGGATATGGATTTTAGAAACTCTAGGTATATACAATACTCCCGTAAGAAGATTATGGGGCGGACTTCCAATGCAAATGTCATTATATTGCCTGTTCACGAGAAAGCAGCCTGTATTATAGCAAAATGGATGAATCCAAGAACCGGTAAGCTGGATTTTCATTATAATTTCACTTATAAGAATTTCTCTCGTCATATATCACGGGGAATAGCGAAGCTTGCAAAGGAACTTGGGATAAAGGAACGTGTGGTTTACTACTCCGCCCGGAAAACCTTTGCACAATTAGCTTCAGAACTAGGGATACCTGATGGAGTGATAGACTACTGTTTAGGGCATTCGGACAAGAGTAGGGGAGTGATACGCTATTACGCTAAGGTAAGGGAGAAACAAGCGGAAATAGCCATCAATCGGGTGATTGATTATGTGGATCATCCGGAGAAATATAAGGAGTTTTTGGAAATGAGAGCAGATATCATGCTGATGAAGTCCTAACTCAAAAATCAAGCGGTTATCTATAAAATATAGCCGCTTGGTTCGTTTACCGAATAATAAAAGAATATCATTTACTGTTTTCAATATTTGCTCTGATTTGTTTCAAAATCAGAAACGGCCCTCCCATCTTATAGTTCCCTAAGTTTTGTTTTGCTTGCATGATACAGGATTCAACAGTAAGTTTCAAATCCGGTGTGAAAGCGGATTTGTTAATCTGCATTTCTTTGGGAAGTTCATCAGCATGGTTGTTGAACCATACGATCATTTCATTCAATTCCTCTTCGGAATAAGATTCTTTTTTTTCAGCCATAATACATAAGTTAATGTTAGTTCCGGCAAAGATAACAAAAATAGCCCCGACTCATCACGAGCTGGGGCAGTCCAATTTATAAATTTAAAGTCTTATGATGAAGATTGTCTATTGCGCCAATGCTTTACTATCAGCATAACGACAATCAAAACGGTTACACAAACACAGGCAAAACCGATTTGTTCAGGCAGCGTGGATTCTTTTTTCTCTTTTATGGTTTCTGACCGGTTTTCTTCACGGGTATTGGAAGTGGTTTCCTTGTCAGCTTTCACTTCCGTACTGTCTTTGATTGCAGTTTCCTTCCTTTTATTCTTGCTGAAATCACCTTCCACATGACCGTCTGCCAATAACGGAGGTTTCCCGGTCGGGCTATCGGGCGGTTTTCGGGTATCATAGATACAGAAATCAATTACATAGCTGCCATTAGTGGTAATGAGTTCGCTCAAAGACGTACTTGATCCGTATACGATGTTGACAGATTCACGTGTACTATCTTTCTGTATAATCTTAGTGTCTGACTTGACAGCCTTATGCGAGCTGCCACAGGCAAACAACAGGAACAGACACATGAAAGGAGCCAGCAATATATGTCGGCTTACCCAGTTCATAACTCTAACCAACATAGTCTACAACTTAAGAACTTGCATCCTGTTATTTCCGTCAGCCCGATAACTGACGTGCACCCAAGCGAAGTTAGACTCGTCAATCAATTGATCATAGGGCAGGTTCTTGCGGATATATTCAAATAACAGCTTGTTTTGCTGTCTGTCTCCAGTGTCAATATCAGCAGCTTCCCCCTTCATGTGCTGCGAGGTCTTACTTCCCTTGACGGCCGCATTAAGTTCCGGACAGCGATAACCACTGTTTACTGTTATAGGCTTTCCCCACCATGTGCGTAACGGGTCCAGTACGTTGTCCACCAAGGCAGTCAGAGCAGTCACATGCTCCTGTCTGCATCTGTTATTGATACCCAAGCGGTCAGCAGTTGTTGACTTGCAGAGTTCCGCAATCGTAAAAAACTTCATTTCTTTTCCTCCTTATCTTTAATTAATGTAGCCCTGCGTGGTGGAATACGACGGCCGCATTCGCTGTCGGGCCTGTCACAACGGTTATGTTCGGCATCTTTCAATTGCAGTTCCAGCTCGTGGCACTTATGAATCCATGCCAGCTTATCAGACTGTTCATTACGAAGCTCAACGTATAACGCATCAATCTTGGCGTCACGCTGGGCGATACGTTCTTCCAGCCAGTCAACCTGCTTGCGCTCGTTCTCATCCTCCATTGAATCGGCGGACGCATCCTCTTTCCGTGCGTTAGTCTTGCGGTTCACCCAGAACGTGACACCCCAACGGACAGCCTCCAATCCTCCGAAAGCCCCGATTATAGCCAACCAGTCGTTTAATTCCATTCTGTCTATTGTTTATCTGATTATAATACTACTTCAAAGATATGTCTATTTACTTACGTCATTGTTGCAGAATTACTTAAATCCATTGCCACGATATGACAATAAAAAAGAGCCCGATGACAATATTTATTGCCATCAAGCTCCTGGTTACACTGCAAAGATAGTGAAAACTATTCCATATTCAATCCATATTGAAAAAAATAATCAGGAGCAATATTTCGATTATCCGAAGAAATTAAAGAGTCACAATATTAATAGAAAACAAATAGGAAACATGAAATCTACCGGTTGTCTATAAAATCAGATGTTCTCAAGCCTTTATCAGGAAACATCTTTACTTTTTTCCTTTTCCTTTGAACATTTTTCAAGTCACGCACAATGGTGCTGGAAAGTACCTCCGAATAAATCTGTGTGGTCTTTACGGAAGTATGTCCGAGCAGTTTCTGCACAGTGGTAATAGCCACCCCCTGATGAACCAGCAGGGTGGCACAGGTATGACGGCTCACATGGTAGGTTATCCGCTTTTTGATACCACATAACCCGGCCAGCTTTCGAAGCTGCTTATTCACTTCCGAGTTACAAGGCAAAGCGGCAAAACTTCCGATATCCGGATAGCGGTCAAGAATGCCCAATGCCCTGCTTTCAAACAGCAGATGCAACGGCAGACGGATTTCCACCCCTGTCTTAACGGACGTGAAGTGTAACCAACGCTTACCGTTTACCTTGATAAAGTTGGCCGGAGATAGCTGGCAGAAGTCAGAATAGCGCAATCCAGTATAACAACAGAACAGGAAGGCATCGAGCACATGACGCATGGACTCCTCTTCCACCTTGACCGTTTCCAGCTTCTTCAGCTCGTCCGGGGTAAGAAACTCATGTCTGCCTTTCTCCTGTTTGATTTTGTACTTTCTGAACGGATAAGCATCTGCGTGCATATATCCCTGGTTGATTGCTTCATTGACCAAGGTACGGAGCTGTCTCATGTGCTTGGCTATCGTATTGACCGCATTGCCCTTTTCTCTTAAGTATTGCTCAAAATCACGAAGGAATGTATAGGTAAGATCCTTGAAGTCCAATCCGGAACGGAAATCATGCAGGACCGCCAGTGTCGAGTGCAGGTTGTCCTTGGTGGACTGTTTCTTGTCCGAATTGTCAATGGCTGATTTGGCGAAAGTGGAGAAGCTGATATTCACGGCACTTTTCTTCTTGACAGCATCCTTCAGTAGTGAGAGCGTGGCAGGTATTCCGCGCTTCCAATACCCCAACTCTATGCCTTGCAGATACAGGATGTATTCATAGAGCATTGCGTTGAGTTCGTTAGATTGGTGGTGGTTAATGACTTGTGCCCCCTCACGGCTCCAGCACTCCGGTTTGAGGTAAACATTGGTCTTCAGGTAGATTTTCCTTTGGTTCAAATAGGCTTCAACCTGTACAAGAGCCGTGCCCTGCCTGTTAAGTGTGTTCTGGCGGTTATATACAAGACGGTATCTGATTTTATCCATTTTTCCGCAAAGATGCATCCTCTGTTCCAAGCTGCAAAATTTAGCCAATAAAAAATACACCCCCACTTTCGCAAGTAAAGATGTATAATATCTATAAAAAAATGGTCTGTGAAAAAAAACATTTGTAAAAAAGATGCCATTATTCATCACGAATGATAGCATCTAGATATTTTTATCAGTAAACTCTTTTAGTGATTTAGAATAATGTTTAATTCAATATAGATGCTACAAATATATAAATTTTGTTTTGCCCGAATTATTATGTAGTTGACGTACGGTATCAAAAAGGCAGGATTCGCCAATCCTGCCCAATTCCATACACAAATCTTTTTATTAATTAAAATACCTCACGGCATTCAAAAATTAATAAATGAAAAAACATTATTAATTGTCATAGCAAAGCTATAACAAATATTTAAAAAAGAATCATTATATGAAAAAAAGAACAGAATAAACGATATATAGACCAATAAACATTTAAAATAATATTGTAATACAAAAGTCATTGATACAAATCCTTCTGGGAGAACTTTTGGGAAATCCGAAGGGAACAAAATCGTTTTCTTCATGGAGTGAATTTACGGATTTTGTAAATGAAATGCCTATAAAAACAATTCAACCTTTCGTTTCCAATTTCAATGCTTTTGCTGGAGAAGGATTCTACGGTAATGTCGTTCAAGGATTGGTTATAAAACAATTAGAAGATGCTGTTTTCATCTTCGGAATAGCAATAGACGGAACATTAATATTTAGAAAAAGGAATTATCCAGACGTTTCAACTTGGGAAGATCCTAAGATAATAATTCACAGTAATAATTGACATAAAATTTACTTCGTAACCGACCTGGGAGAACTGATTGGTACAGCTACGGGCAATAAAAGCGGATTAATGTCGGTCGAAGATAAAAAAAGACTGGGAAGACGTTTTTTTAAAGGATACACAAAATTAGTTGAAAGTAAATATTGGTACAATCATTATGTCGCATTGATATTTGGCGCTTCTCCTGCATCCAATCTTGGATCATTAATAGCTATAGACTGGAAAGGAAATGAACTAATATCTGTTACTAGATTTTTTGGCAACAACGACAATGTTAAATTGTATCTTGGCAGTAATCCAGAAACAAATATGTATGAGTTATGGTTAGGCTTGATAGGTCTAGACGGAGATGGATCAGAATTTATTATTCAATCAAGAGAATCGATAGATCTAGATAGTAAAACAGTTGAAACACTTCCGTCTTATTTGAAAGTAATCTCTATATCTTGACAAAAAAATAACGATTTTTCAGAGCTGGGAGGACTTCTGCAAAATGGAAACTATATAAGGATGGCAGAAGGTAAAGGATCTGCAACCTTATATAGGATTGATTTTATGAGGGATTTAAATTTGGTTGTTAAGATTGTTGGTGAAGGTAATTCGGAAGTAGTTGATGACTACTCTATTATCTGTATGCATGGCGGTGGTAATGGGTTATGTATTACGCATAATTCTGGTCCGTCATCAATAAGAATGTATAGAGATAATGATTACAATTATTATGTTTACGTGAGTGGATGGGGATACGCTATAGCATATTTTGCCAACCGCATACCGATTTATAATGCCATTTCAGCAACTAAAGTAGATATAGATATTAGGACGCTCGAACAGGTAGGAATTTAAACAAGAATTTCTGCCTGTTGGCGATTAATTGGGATTATTGGCGAACCGTATCTTTGGTATAAAAAACGGGTGGTCCGGTACAAGCCGGTGCCACCCGATCCTGATATGCACAACGCCATATGCGGTGCAAAGGTAATAAATATCTGAATAAACCGCTATATTTTTCAAGATATAGAGATTTCTTCCAAATCTGATATACTGATTTCATCCGTCACGTTTGTGAAATAGAAGAGATCAGGGTTCTCTGAAAAAACCTCAATCTTGGTTCTTGTCCATACACTGCTATAAACGTAAACATAAAAAGATTTTCTATCTTTAAAAAGTCTGATACTATTATATCCTTTTTCAAATAATTTATTTACGAATATATATAGGTCTGATAAGATCACACGAATATAGTTGCAACTATCCAATGTGCCATTAGGTGCGCTATATATATGTAATATATGATTAATATTACTGCCATAATCACAAACTTTAAACAAAGCAGTTTCCTTATTTCCGGTAGAAATATTATAAATCGTAGAATTTAAGGCTTGAACACTATCGCTCAAGCCTTTATTTTCTTTCGTAGCAATCCCTATCAGTCCTCCCAGCTCTGATTTTAAAGCGAATTTATGTAAAAGAAATGCTTCTCCACGCTGACTTTGCAAAATTATTAATACTACCTTTTCTAGTGGATATTTCTGCGCTGTCTATGTTTGGATAGAACACTTGTGTTATTTGATCACTGTCATTAAAAACGACAAGTATTCCCCAATAAGTGCTAGGTCCATCAATCATGTTGTCTTGTATCTTATAGTAGCCAGTTTCGATCAAATCATTATAACTCCTATTTGTCATTATCCCTCTAAACATAAATGGGAATAACCCCAAACTATTCATCAGTTCTCCCAGGACTTTCGCGGCAGCCGAAGAAGATGTTAAAGTTGGGTTCTTGGAACCGTCCAAAGTACGGAGCCAAGAGAAGGTGTCGGACTGGGGCAACTGGTCCTCAAACTCATCTGTTCCGGCTGCCGCAGCGGCAGCAAATGTTGATATTTCTGATGCAGCGGAAACAATCCGTGCGGAAACTAATTCTGTCATCTCATCGACGGTCACCTGTCGTTCGTTGCCGTTTTTATCCACAGCTTTAAAGCCAACTATATTTTCTAAATTCAAATCACTCATAATATCAATTTTATAAAGTTCTTATATAAGTTTTCCACGCTTTTGAAGTGCCGCCAACCGATTTGTACAGCTTCTTCCTGCCACTTTTTATCTTATAACGGGAAAGGTTGTTCCCGTCATAGTTCACGGGATAATCCGGATTGCCCTCGTTGGCATACGCCTCCATTTCGTATTTTATAGTATAATATGCCGAGCTCGCAGGATGGCAGATAGGGTTTCCCTTGATCCACTCGACAAAATACCGCCAGTAGTATTTTACCCATGAGCCGATAACCTGTGCCTGACGCAGGTGTATGGTTTCGTGCGTCATACTCTCCTTACCCGCATAGGTCTGCATATACCTATCTATGTTCTCCTTGTTCTCGGCACGGTATATCATCCGTCCGCACCACATCATGAAACGGTATCCCTTGAAAGGATAATGCTTCATGGGAAGTAGCTCAGGAGTATCAAAATCACCCGGCTTGCTTGAGAACAGCATCTTGATTAATTGCCATAATTCTTTCATACTACTCCTTCTTTTTATCCAGATAATCATTCAGTGAGTCCGCCAGCAGACCGGGCAGCATGGAGGTGGAGCGTCTTATGATATCCACCTCTTCTTCGTCAATCTCGACACCTTCAGCAGTAGATTTGAATATCTTCTCAGCAAGGAGATGCGCCTTCAAGCCCGCTACGTTCTTATATATCCAGTCACCGAAGGCCTCAGTGATGTTACTGGCTATAAGCTTTTCTTTTTTAATCCCATCATAAATAGGGAATTGTGCAAAATTTATTCTCATACTTTATATTTAAATTATCCGCAATAAAACATAACCCAATAATTACCCATACACTTAATGAAGCCGGATGCAAAATCCAAATCAATATAAGACACCTCCTGTCCTCCGGGAGCAGGCAGGATCCGTCCTCCTGTCAATCTTACTCCGCCGCTCATACGTTTGAAGTATATAGTATGTCCCGGAACATCCGGAGGAAGCGTCACTTCTATATTGTCTCTATTAATAAACATCACATTATCATCGTTGTTGTTCAATGAAGCTTTAACAGAGATATTCCTCCAGTTGCCAACTATGCCACGAAGAGAAACATAGCTGTCATTGTTCGGATGAAGGAAAATGTTACCTCCCTCCACGAATAGAGGAATGCTCGGAGTCTTGATGTGCATTCCGATCATGGCATTTGGACTCTGTATGTCAATTCCAGCATCATACTTAATCCCTTCAATGGTGACAAACTGCGTGTTTCCCCCGATTCTTACGTTTGCAAATGTCCTTTCGTTATAAAACTCAATTTGTCCGGCAGACAAATTGAAACCGACGTATTTATTTGTTTCATTTTCATAAAGGATCTTTGAGGACAATACCCCCGAAATGATGGAGAACGGGCCAATACGTCCTTTATCCGCCGTGATTGTTCCTGTAATCTCTGCTAATTTGCATTTAAAATACCCGGTTTCACCGTTGATAAGAAGAGTTTCACCTTTGTCATTAAAAGACTTGAGAACCTTGTCTTTGAACATGAAGCCGGCTACATTCGCACCATCGGCAAACAGGGTGTCAGTAGCGATATTCACAAACTTCTGCATGGCTTCCCAATTGGAATCACCGTTGACAGATGTGGGTGCATCGGTAACGGAAGCACCGTAATTCTTTACAAGGAAATTATAATAAACTCCCCCTATCAGATATATGACCTTATCCCGGTAATCCGCATTCCAGACATAAGTCTGTCCTGATGCGAATACACCTCTGTCACGGGGAAACGCCCCTGTTGCTCCGGTTGCTCCTATGGCACCATCATTAGCTACACCCACCCCTTTTTCAGCGACAAAATTATTATTCCATGCGTTCGCGTCAGATGCGGATTTATAAGCCCGGACGGCAAACTGGGTGTATCCGGCTGTCGCAGGTACGGATATCTGGCTGTTCAGTGTCGCACCTACATGAGCCAGCCAGCTTCCGTTGTATTTGCGGGCTGCCAGATAAAGCGTGCTGCACGTGCTTACATTGCCTGCCACATTCTGTTTGCAAGTGACAAGGAATCCAGACGGGGATGGCGTGCCTGTTGAAGTGAAGTTGATCACGCTGACAGGACTGTCCAGCCAGTAGGATGCCGACGGTCCGACGGGAGCAACCATCTCCTGCCAGTCCGCATGTACCGTCCGGTTCGCAGATCTGCCGGCGAGGATGTATCCGCCGTCTCTTTTCCTGCGGAGTCTGCCGTTTCTGAACTTGGCGATTTTAATCGGAGGGTTGGAGGTTTCAACCTTGCTTAAGTAAGATCCTCCGGCAAACGATACTGTACTGTTCTTGGCATACGGAGTATTGGCGGATTCCCAATGACCGGCTGCTGTGATGCTCTCACCATCCTTTCCGTCACTGCCGTCCACAACCATCGGGACAGTCTCGACATCAACCGCCTGACCGTTCACGTAGAACACGAACTTCAAGCTACTGGTAAAATTACCGGAAGCCACCCCGACACCATCACCGATGGGAACCTCGGCCGCACCGTCACGACTGTACTTCAACTCCCCGTCCGTTGTGGCCGTAGTGACCGCACCGACTGTCTTCATACGCCGGCAGGATACCGAAGCTACACTGTAACCGCCGTTCTTGTTCTTGCTGACCATCGTGGCCGAAGTGACAAGGCTATAAATTACCGCATCGGAACCGTCCGCCCCGCCACGGACACCGGTTATCTTGAAAGTCAGTTCACGGGTATAGAGCTGCCCGTTCTTCATTGCAGCCAGTGTGATGGTGACCGTATTCTGTTCCGGAACCGACTTTCCGGCAGCGACGGATATCGCCACCGCTCCGGTGGCCTTGCTTGTGCTTGCCGTGAAACCGGCAGGCGTGCTGACTGTTAAAGTCTCAAGGGTGAGTTTCTCGGTACCGTACCACATGGATACATGGGTAGTCCATGACTGTGCGGAAGTAGTAACACCGGTACTGGTAAGAGCGACGCTCACCATCTCATTGTCAAGGTCGGCCATGATATTCGACTCCCCGTCCTTACTCCAACGGTGCACAGGGGCCGGAGTGCTCCATTCACTCCATACTCCATCACGCTTCACACGTTTGCACGCCCATTCCACCTGATGGTCTGCATCCACGCCAAGAAAATCATCTGTCCAGCCTTCCGGTATATAATCATCCTGCTGCTTCGAATCCGGCTTGTCAGGGGTAAGGCCGATGATGTTGGTACGGGTGTAGATCCACTCGTAACCTTTGCCGTCCTTACCGTCAGTCCCGTCTTTGACCATGACCATCCACAAACCATTCCGGTATATGTAAGTACAATGGTCAGCCGTATTTCGGTAGCTGTCACCCTCCTTGGGATTGGACGGATGGGATGCGAACTCACCCAAGAAGGTGATACTCTCACCTTTAAGTTCACGACCGTCCAGCAGCATCTCCCAGTCTTCATGCACGGTCCAGTCGGCTGATTTCCCGGCAAGGATATAACCGCCATCCTTTTTCTTTCGATAATTGCCGTTCCTGAACCTTGCAATTTTAATCGGAGGATTGGATGTTTTCACCTTGGAGATAAAAACACAGCCCGCCAAAGTGACCATGGTATTGACCTCGTATGGGGTCTTAGAGGATTCCCAATGACCGCCACCTATTACAGACAGTCCCGGATCACCCTTGTCACCTTTGGCGGCTGATACAAGCCAGTCCGGATTGTTTTCGGATGGCTCGGAAGTAGTGCCCTTGTCATTGACGCACAACCATGTGGAACCGTTATGGGGCACACGGGAATAATACGCATACTTCCTGCCCGGCTCCCAGCTAGGGAAGTCGATAGGAACGCGGACTGTGCTACCGGTAATTTCATCAATTTGAAAAATCAATCCCGTCATGATGATATCCTGCAATACTGCCGAGAACCTGTCGCAGTTGATCCCGTTGATGGTCATACCCTTCTTCTTGCCGAACCAGCTCTTCATCTGTGCCGGCTCCGGGTCCCAGGTGTTGGCATTGTCAACAAGGGTGATGCAGCAGTTACCGTCACGCACGTCTATGATGATATAAGTCTGACGCTCCTTGTCGGTGAAGTTCCCCGTCTGTCCGAGACGCATCTCGTTATGGGGAACGAACTCATATCCGGGACGCGGAACCATCACGAATGTCTTCTCGTCGTAATCTGCGGAAGTGATACGGTACTGTATTTTCCGGAAACCAATAAAGTCACCGGTAGTGACGCTTTTGTCATGCCAGAAGCCTAGGAGGATATCGTCCGGCTTCTGTCCCAGCGGTACACCATCCTCCAGATCAGGGATGACAGTATAGCTGCCGTCACTATTGGCGACAAAGCTTTTTATCTTCAGCCCTCCGCCGGGACTTATAGTATTATATCCTTCAAAATAGGTCTGACGGTTGAAACGAAGTTCTGGTACACTCAGAGAGCTGCGCAGGACCAAAGCCTCCAGCTCGGCACGGGCGTCCTCACCGATGTAACCTCCAGAAACACCGGTAACGAAATCACCGAACTTGGCGTATTTCTTGATGACGGTTCCGCCCAACAGGGATAATAGGAAACCGGTGCGTTCCTCCGTATCCTTGCGCATGAACATGATCAGCGAGCGCAATGCGGAATACACGTTATGGTCTGTTGCTGGGGTGGAGTCGTGGCTTCCGATCACATACACACCGCTGCCACCACCGCCCGTATAGGTCTGTCCCTTCAGGGTAAGGCTCTCAACCTTTTCCTCCAGCTCCCCGATACGGGAATAGGCGGCGGTTTCCCCGACAGTATAAACAGGTGAGTCAAAGGAATAATCAAGATTGAATTCAAATCCGATAACCCTTGACTGTCTTCCGTTCTCGAAATAAGCCTTGTTGATAAGGTTGACCTTTTGACCGATGCTATAGAAATTATGAACGCCATCCTCACGGTATGCGTCATTTGACATCATCGTGCAGCCATAGGTACTCGGGTCTATCTTGGATTTGGCAGCGTACTTTTCAGTCTTTTCCTTCAACTCCTGCTCGGCGGCACCCACAAGCCCCAGCTCGGTTATTTTCGTACTGTCCCAGCCGGAAAGCACATATTCATCTCCATCCTGGGGAAAGAGCACATCACCGGGAAGCGGTCTGCCATAGTCCTCATTCCTGACTATCTCCCAAAGCTGTGCCTCAGGGTTCCATCCGCCATCCTCCAATTTCTCCGGCTTTCCCTCAGGATTGAACTTCACGGCAAACTCCAAACCGTTGAGAAGCCCGGATGCGAAACGTATCCTCAGCTCCTGACCGGGGAGGATATATTTCTCGGAAAAGTTAACACCCGTGTCCCTAAAGCGGTAGGCATTCCATTTTTCCTCGGTGGTTGTGCCGTCCTCATTCTCCACCTTGTCCGTCACTTCGATAGTGGTGACATCCGACATGATGCCTGTTCTTCGAGGATAGACTTCATCGAAGATAACCACCTGCTCGACGGCTTCCTCGGTAGTCATATCAGGATAAGCGTCAATGTAAGGAGTGCCTTCGGGAAGCATCAGCCTGCGCTGCACCACGCCGTTCACAACCACGGTCTCGTCAATGGGGCGGTAGTCTGCCGGTATGTTACGGGTGGAACCAAAAGCGTAGATACGGGTGGCATAGGTGGACTGGGATTCTGACTGTGACATTTCCTGCACGTTTTTCCCGATCTCGAAATCCACCGCGTCACCGGACTCACAACGCCCGAAATGGATGATGTTTTCAGTCACCCAACATTCGCAATCCCATTTCTTCGCCATCTCAAAACAAGCGTCAAGGATGTTGATGTTGTCGTAACTCATCAACTGGGACTTGTTTTCGACTGTGGAATCAATGGAGAAAACAAAATCTTGTCCTTTATACGCATAACCAAGAGCTTTCAGATTTCTAAGGACTATACCGGCTTGTACGTCAAGCGGGGCGGTCAGGTTCCAGGACGCCTCCTGTCCGGCCGCCTCCGGGGTATATTTGAAGATTTTGTTTTTCCATTTCCAGTAATAGGCATCAAGTCTTAATTCGTAATCGTAGCCGGCGGTATTGGTGTTGAATGCGGGCTTCTGCAAGTCGCACACCTCGAACAATCCGAAGTTACATTCCACGTATGAGCCAAGTTTGAAATATATGGGATTATCCAAGGAGAACTTTAACATGATGTAATCCTCCTTCATCAGAGTGAACTTACGCTTGCAGCCTTCATTGATCAAAGTTGTAAGCTGGATAGCACCGGATATGTCTTTGATGTCGATTTGTTCCATAATTAAGTTTTGTGTGCCTTTACACAATGCTGAACAAAAGTATATATTTTATTTGAAAATCAAATAGAATATCAAGGGAAATTTCTGTTATTGGGATTAGGCTCATTCAGCTTCAGCACGAATTTTCCTATGCCTTGCATGAATTGGCTGAACTGGTTACAGGAAATATAAATAGTCCTGTAAACTATATTGGGCTGATACTTTGTCTTTATTTCAAGTATTCCTTTATCCAACTCATTACAAAAGCTGTCATACCTTGCAAAGAATGTATCTTTATCAGGGGCTGTCAGGTTTATCTGTAATGTAAGATCGCGCTCGTCCTTTTTGGGATCAGCTGTTATCACACGCTTTCCATGCTCCATTCGGCTCTTGTTCTCAATGAACTCCTTATTGGGTGCTGGGGTCATGAGGGCGGACAGTGCAGTGTCATCCATGCTTATTCCCCATGTGGTATAAGCGTCCTTTCCATTAATAAACAGTTCTTCTTGTGGCATATTTATATACTTTTTGTATTTTTCGCTATTTCGTCAAGCTTGTCTCCAAACTTATAAATTAGTTTGGTGTATTTGTTAATACTTTCAAGGTGACCGTTGGATGAAATCATCAGATTTCTTATCTCAGTCAACATTGTATTGTTGTCTTTGGCAAATGAGGATATGGCTTGTGCCACCGCCAGCGTATTCAGCATGGCATTTTTTATTTCTTCTCCTGCAATCTGCAATGCTGTAAACCTACCGCTTAGTTCTCCTGCATCTTCATGTGTCATTTCAGTGCCGAACCCTCTTGATGAAGAAGATTGGGAATAGGACTCCTGTGAAATCTTGTCATATCCGGTTGCTGCGGCAAGCTCGTCACGGAGCTTCATGGCTTCGTCCACATAACCCATGTATTCATCCATCAGCTCCTTACGCTCATTATTGTCAAGCGTACCATCATCCTTCATGGCTTCACCGAATTTATCATACCATGTCCTCAGTTTGTCACTAAACTGTTCACCGATGGCATTTGACAGCATCGCCTGCATGAAATATTTGGATATGTCATCAGCAAAATTCTCCGCACTCTTCTCCATATCCATCAGACTGCTTATAAAACTGTCATACATGGAATCGAATGACATTCCGATCAGGCCCTCATAAAGACTGTCGGTCAGTTCTTCCAGTTTTCCTGCCTGCTCTATATAATCATCCAGCTTGTCGGTAACACGCTCACCGTAACCTCCCTTACCGGAAGATTCCATGATATCCCATAACCATACGTCCGACCGTAGAGCCTTCATCTGTTCGGGGGTCAGATTCCACAAGGAATCGGTGCCGGAGAAATCCTGCATGCCGGTAGCTTTTCTTGCGTGTTCCAGCATTTCATCCGTCCATTTCAGATAATGCTGCCAGCTGCCGTGGCTCTTATGATATCCGGCTTGCTCCTTTGCTATTTGCAGATAGTTTTTATTGACTTCCTCCTGATACTTTACAGCTTCCCTGTAAGATTCAACCGATTTCATTCCCTTGCTTGCCTTCATCTCGTCAGTCAGATCCTCGATGGCCGTTTGCAAAGTTTCATTCCTGTCCGTCAGCCTGTCTATCGTTTCCTGTACTTCCTTGGCGTTTCCACCTATTCCAAACAGGGAGTTGAAGCCTCCGAATGAGATTGCGTTCAGGATGTTTCCTATGCCGTTCCTCAATGACTTGCCGATTGTGACAAACAAATCCCCTGACAAGACATCACCGATAATTCCACTGACAGCGTTCAGAACAGCATCAAGCAGACCACCGACAAGATCACTTAATCCGTCTTTGAGTACGTCAATGATGGACAGAATCCATCCGACAATGGGAACCTCCTTAAGAGATTCTGACGTTTTTCCTATGACATCCTTGAATCCGTTCACGGTTTTGATAATTCCGCTATATGCGTTATACAATCCACCGGATGAAATCTGCTGCAAGCCTCCCAACAAATTTTCCATGCTTGCTTTCAGTCTGGTGGCGGTATCAGTCACATTACGCTGGGCCTGATTGGCGATATCAGTCTGTGTCTTCACATTGGCGGATGCAATGTCAGCATTCTGCCGTGCTGTTTCAAGAGCGTTTGCTGCGGCTTGTTTCTCACTTTCCGTTCCGCCCTTCTGCGCTTTGGTGTAATCATCCTGTGATTTCTTTAGTCTTTCCAAAGCAGCTGTTTCAATCCCTATGGCACTGATACGATTCTGTTCTGCTATTTGATAGGCTTTTACATCCTCTCCAAGTTTCTTGAAGTTGACTCCACTTGTACCACCCAAAGACTTTTCCATCTGGCTGATGGCGTCAATCAATGATTTCTGGCTTGCCTGATCGGAGTTCTTGAACTTGTCAGTCCGTACATATTTTTTCGCTTCGTCCAAGGCGGGCTTTATCATGTCGGAAAACATGGAACCAAACTCACCGAACACAGTAACCCAATCTATATTGGCTTTTATGGCTTCTGTTTCCTTGTTCTGTATGGCAACATCACGTTGTTTCTCCAGTAACTTTACTTGTGCACTATTAACACCGTTTTCTTCCTGTGCTTTCCTTATTTTTTCCGCATACTCTTGGGCGATAGCCAATTTCTGCTGCTGGAACGTGCCATATTCTTTCAAGTAGTCGTTCAAAGCCTGTTGTTCGGCTTTCAGCTGTCCTTCAGTTACATCGGAAATATCTTTATCTCTCATACTTTCGGCATTGGTATAAGCTTCTGAAATTTTCTGTGCCTGCTTGTCGGTCAGCTTACCGTTACCGGCTTTGCTCCATTCTTCCTCCTGTTTTCTTATCGCATCAATCTGTTTCTGATAATCAAGGTCAATCTGTTTCAACTTCTTTTCCGTGCCTTCTCCCATCAGGTTGATTTCATCCTGTTGGTTCTGACGGTGAAGTGAAAGAAGTTGCCCGTCTAGCTTTTCCTGATTTTCTTTTTGCTTTTTTGCTAGATTTTCCTGTCTGGTCAGTGCGCTTCCGGTTACTCCACCCAGCTCCTTGTATGTCTTTTCGGATGCCTCCATCTTATCTTTGGCTTCTTTCACCTGTTTCGATGTAGCCGTCTGATCTTTGATTAAGGCCTCATACCCTTTTTTCGCTTTCTCCCATTCGACTTTAGCATTTGCCAAATCCTCTTGATATGTAGTTTCTTGTGTTTCCTGTCTGTTCTCAACTTCCAATTGGGTATTGATTTCTGACAAGACATCTTTTCTTGCGTTTACCAATTCATTCTTCAGGTCTTCGATACGCTGTGCCTGAACCTTCATTTCGGAACGGTTGTTCTCTTTCCTTGCCAGATTATAAGCCCATTCTGCACTTTTTATTTGTTGTTCCAAAGATTCGACTATAGCCTGTTTTGACTGTGTTCTGGATTTTGAAACCTCTTCATTATATGCCTTCCAAAACCCAGTCAAGTCATGTATATGACCTTTCTCATCGACATACTTCTTAAAAAGTACAGGATATAGTTTCTCAATGTCTTTTAAGGCTTTAAGTTTAGTGGTCTCGGCTTCCACCTCGCTATTAATGGTGCTAACAAGACCTTCCAAAGTACGTTTCCGATCTTCTTCGTCCGTGTCTAGTTTTTCTATTTTCTTGTTGTACGAGTCCAAAGCACGTTCAGCAGATGTTGTGCTGTCGGATAATGCCCACATGGCAGCTCCAAGCCCTACAACTGCCGTTGCCAATAACACATACGGATTAGTAAGCATGACAGCGTTCAACGCTTTTTGTGCTGTTGTCTGCAAGACCAGCCATCCGTAGTGGGCACGTTCCGCTACAGTCAGGGCAGCTATGCCGGAGGTTTGAAGCGACTGAATGGCTGTTACGGTCATGACTGCAACCCTGTATGAACCGTATGTAGCAACAAGTCCGGTCAATAACCGACCTACCTTCTCATAGTTCTCCACCAGGTAAGACATGCCGGACAAGGTCTTGTTGATGACACCCTCGTTTTGCTTTCCGATTTTATTGAACATGGTGTCAATTGCATCTTCGATATTGCTTATTTGTCCGGTAATGGTTTTGGATTGTGCTTCCATCAGACCGCCGAATTTGCCGCCTTCATTGGTCATGGATTCAATGGCCTTCTGCACTTCGGGGAATCCTACTTTTCCTGCTGTCACAAGTTCGCCTACCTTGTCTTTGGTTACTCCGAATTGTTTGGCAAGTTCATCGGCCAATGGAATTCCACGTCCCATAAACTGACGTAGGTCCTGTGTGAAGAGCCTTCCTTGTGTCATGGTGGTACCATACAGCCAGACCAGATCGTTCAAAGGGATGGATAGTCCTGCCGCGATATCCCCAAGCCGGACAAGCGTATCATTCACATCTTTAGCCTCCGTACCATAGGCTAACAGTTGTTTCGCACCATTGGCTACATCCTGAAGGTTAAATGGAGTGATGGCGGCGGTACGTACCAGTTGGGACATTAGTGTGTCCGCCTGTTCCTTGTTTCCAAGCATTGTCTGGAATGCCACTTCAAGCTGCTGGAACTCGCCGCGTACACGAGCTATGTCACTGATGAGCTGCTGCGCTCCAAGACTGATTCCGAAAGTGGCTGCGGCCGTGGTCAGTCTTCCAAATATCTTCTCAATACTCAGCCCGCTTTCTTCAATTTGTCTTGATGTGTTGCGTACTCCGTTGCGTGCTTCTTCTAGCTTGCGTAAAAAGTTGGAGTTATCCCCAGTTATATCAAAATGCAATCCAGCCATAGTCTTTTCGATTTGATGGGTATCATGTGCATTGACATGACATTTGTTCTATTTTTCTTGTTATAAAATTATAGACCCCGTAATTTTTTTGACTGATTATGAAAATATTGTTCTGTTTTTCCGATTCATTCCTCAAGCAGGGCTTTGATACGTTCCCTGTTCTTTGGATTCCCGGCATCGATTATTTCTTCTGAACCAGATATTCCGAGTTGTTTCATTTCGTCAGAGGACAGATATACAGTCGTGATGGCATCAGCCATTAACATCCTTAGATTGATATAGCTGATGCCCCATACCACATAATCAAAAGTCCATCCGTATCTTTGGCAGGCAAAGTCTATCATTGTTCCGTAGGTGCTGTTGCCTCCGAATGAGATACTGCTATTGTTCTTTTTTACTTTGGCTATCCGTTTTCTTTCCGTATTTTCTTTGTCTATTCCGAAATGCCGCAGGAAGGTATCCATATTATCACTTGTAAGAATGAGAACCAGTATGGTAGCAAGTTCCTCCTCAGAGAGTGTTCGGGAAAACAATTTTGTACGCTTATCCACCTTGCTATTGTCGAACAAATCGTTCTTCCGGTTGAACGTGGAGTAGGAGAGTATGCGGCAGACAATATCACGTTTCGTTTTGCAGATCCTTATGGCTTCCATATAAGGATTGGTGGAAACAACCTGTTTGTTTATTTCGAGGGAATCAAATAATCTGGCCAAAAGATACATTTTGCCGAGTGTGACGGGATGGATAAAGAAAGACCGCTTGCCAACGGTAAAGCCGGTAGGTCTTTCCATGATGGCGTCGGCCACATCCATCTCAATATTTCGCTCTTTGTCATTCATAAATCATAAATTTGATGCAGGTTTATCCTCCAACCTGTAAAGGACGTCTTTCCGTTTGCCTGTTCTCTGAATGGAAAATTATCATCCGGCAGAAGTGTACACCGCGTTTACTTCAACTGTTTCCCCATCTTTAACAGTAGCGGATGTCTGTGTAGGCAGTGTTTTTCCTTCGATATCTTTATATATGATTGTCACAAGACCGGCTTTTGTGGTAATTGAAGTACCGCTATGATGCCAGTCCGTTTCTGTAGATAATTTCCACATGCCGGCTCCGCCATCATCTGTGATGATCACTCGAAGGCTGCCGGCACCATTAAAATTTACGACTTCGAATTTTACCTGATTGCCGGTCTTAGGTTTCAATACGTCAGCGGTATATTTCCACTTGGTGCCATTATCTGTGTCGTATGTATCCTCCAAGGACAACACGCTTCTGTCGATTATGATACCTTCAACAGTTTTGTCTTCAGGCTGGAGCTTGACAGCGTATTCACCTGTAATCACACCATCTGTATCTTCCACCGGTTTTCTACGGCCTTTGCCAGCCCGGATTTCAAACTCAAACGTATAGGTGTTTGCCGCATACTTGACAGCCTCGTTTTCTCCACCTTCAATCTTGGCCTCTTTCTTCGCACCTTTTGTAGGTGTCAATTTTGTAGAGTTCTCGACAGGTGTCGGTATATCAATCCAAGATGAAGGAGCTTCTCCGCTGCTTTGCAGCTTTCCAATTTTGATAGTACATTTTCCCCAAGATAATTCCATGATCTTATTCGTTATTGAATGAATATAATAGTTTATTGTTAATGAAGTGCTCGTTCTTTCCGTTCACTTCAAGCACCCTTTGTTTATTCAGCGTGAAGCGGTAGCTTTCTCCATGCCCTGTTTCCAATACTTGGATAGCGACTTTGCAAAGTTCTCTACAGCGTGCATCATTCATTTCCGCCTCGCCATTACGGATATTGTCCTTTACATAAATGTTCACATTCACGAAAGCTTCCTGTATCTGTCCGCTTCCATTTTCAAGGATTGATATGACTATATCCTCCCTGTCAGAGTTGGATGGTCTTTTTGATGCCTTGCAAAGTTTTCCGTTCACGACTTTTTCCAAAAGGGAACCTTTGATGTGTTTGTAAATATCATCTTTGATTTCAATATCAGACTTCATCATGATGCAAGTTGCTTTTTCAGTTTACTCATCATTCCCGGTAGTTCCTTTCTTGCAAACAGTTCGGCGGATGCAAGTACATTCTTATTTTCCATTGCTTCCACAAATTCAGCATAGTTCATTCCGGCTACTACAACAAGTGCGTAGCCATTCGCGAATTTTTTAGACAATTCCTCAATAAGTGCCTTGCCTTTCCTGACTCCCTCATTACCTTGTCGTACTTGTGTGAAATCTGAGTATTCAAGTATTTTTCCGTTGTGGATAATGGCATAGCCAATCGAACTGCGTAAGTTTCCTGACCGGTCATACCAGCTTATCTCCTGCGGTCTGTTCCTTGCTTCGATCACACACAATTCTCCAAGGTAGGAGAGGGCGCGGACAGTTAACATTTCAACACGTTCTTTTTCCTTATTGATAAGGGTGTCTATCCGACTTGCAGGTGTCGTCATTTTTATACCCATAGTTTCGCATATAGTTGATAACGATGAAACCCTTTGACCTCACATTCTCTAACGATATCTCCTGACAGGAATAACTTCACATGATCTCCAACAGTAAATTCCCGGCATTCAGCATCAAGACGTATCGTGGCTGAATAGGTACGGACTGCTCCGTCCTCAAATTGCTTTTGTTCAGCTTTTCCGGCCGGAACATTCCGGCATGGGATATCACCTTCCCATCGGCTTTCACCCTGGTGGTAATCGCCGTTCTTGTCTTCGTAACCGGGAGTGGTAATAAGATATTGCAGCTTATGTGGTCTATCATCAAGTATCATGATTATTTTCCTATATAGACTATCGGTTCACCAATGTTTTTTTCTGTTTCGCCTATTGAATTATAGATGCCGTTGGCTAACGTCAGTATATTATCCTTGTCAGATAGACTTAAGGAAACATCTCCTTCTGTAAAGTTGGGCATCTGAATCAGGCTCATGAGACAGTCGGCCACAGCACCTTTGAACGGTTTGCTTTTAAGAATGTCGATGGTGCATATTTCATTTCCGTCCAGACTTCTTTCAAGCAAACGGTTTTCAAAGAAGCCACTACTTAATTTGTAGTGGACTTCATCTTTCAATGCTTGCAGGACAGTTTTCATACATTATTCAGACTTGTGTGATTCCACTGTGGCTTTTAAAGTGGCTTCATCTTCATCGTTCAGTTCGTTGACACGGGCGATGATCTTTTCATCGGCAGATTTCGCAGTCAGCTTGCCACCGGTTATCTTGTTAAGCTCCTGAACGAACTCCGTTTTTTTGTAGGTATGTCCCCAGATGGTGACTTTCACATCTGTTGAATCTTGGGCCTCCTTTTCTGCGTCAACAGTTTGTGCATCGGTGATATCCTGATAATAAATCTGGTCTACTCCTTCAATCACGGTAAGCGCAAGCATCTGTCCAGCGGTAGTTTCCACCAAAGGGTTAGCGGTTCTGAAACGGCTGATAAGTTTCATCTCATCAACTGTGGTATAAACCACTCCTTCCACCGGGCTTGTCTTTTCTGCTAATGTCCCCCAGACCAAACTGCCGACATTTTCGGTAGTCAGATAAACCAAGCGGTTTGCGTTCCACGGTTTGTAAGCCTTGCGTACACCGTTTTTCTCATAAATGATCGAACGGTCAATCTTCAGGAATCTGACACCGTTATATTGGTCGGCGAAAGCCTCGTCAAACAATGATGAGGTAGGAGTGGGCAGCGAGGTATCACTGTCGAAAATCTGCCCTCTGTATGTGGCGGCGAGTTCTTTGGCTCCTTGTGTCTGGCGCAGTTTTTTGTAGGTTGACAGGGCGATACAGATGACTGATATGGAATTGCCGTCTCCGTCAGCTGCGGCGAGCACACGTTCTATGTCATCCAAGGTTATCTCGCCGGGAGTGGTCACACCAAATCCGTTTTTCGGCAGGTAACCGAAATTGACACGCAGTGCTGTTCCGACATTGGTCAGATCCTCAACCGCTACAACCCCCTCGCATAAGGCTGTCAGAAAATTCGCCTCATTGGATTCGTCCAGCCCGATGGAGCAGAACAAAGGGTCTTCCGTCAGTTTGGATGCTATTTGTGTCCATTTTGCACCCTGGGCCTTCATGATGTTGATGGTATTGATGTCGGATTCTTCCATTACACGGGAGATACCCTGTTTGGGCAGTGTGCCGCTGGCATGGGCCAGTGAATCACGCTTCTTGATGGGAAGCGGAGAGTTCATGGAAACGGTGTCCGCTCTTACGTATGTGGTATCGATAGATGCGCTGGTCCATTTCTGGTCAGCGGAATATACTTTACGTAACATGGTCTTATGCAAGTAAGTGCGTTTTTTTGCACCATTGCGCTCGCCTCTCTCTTTTTCCACGATATTCTGTAACTTCGGGAAAATACGCTTGGATAAATCTGCAAATTGTGATGCAATCATTTTATTTTTCCTCCTTTATTTTTAATCGTGCATGAAATATAATGAAGGCAGTGCGGTCTTCAAGGCAGCTTTGATACTGTCAATAGGGTAGGGCAGGGCCTTGTCGTTGATCTCTCCGTCATATTGGATGGCTCCTCTTGCATCACTTGCAGGTGTCGTGCGCACCCATATTCCAGCATATTCGTAATTCTCAGGAAGTGAGGAATACGCATTATCTGACACGGGCATGGGCTTGTAGTCATATTCATCATTTGTACTGTGGATGATAATATGTCCGGCTTTTACATATTTTTCATTGAAGCCTTCCATGTTCAGAGAGCGGCCACCGATAATTCTTCCACCTTTGCGACGGATAACCACTGAATCCATTCCGGTCTCAAACGATTCAAGCTCGTTTGACAAATTTACTGTTCCTGGCATTGTCCTTTACTTTTTTTGATGCGGTTAGAAGTTATTGACAATACTGTCAATTTCTGCATCCGTTAATAATTCAATTTCTTTATCAGGCTTTCCTGTTCCTGCCGCAGGCGGCGTTCCCAATGTGGAGAGGCCGGCATCGGCACGTTCCTGGTTGTAAGCCTTTAAATCCTCTTCGACTTCAGATAGAAACTGTTCGAACTCCTCGTCATTCTCAAAATTCATTTTAGAGAAGCTTTTTAATGTACGGTTGCCGAATGTGCCTGTATCTTTCAAGAGACTTTCAAGTTTGCTTTTGCGCAAGGAGCTGGTCTTCTCTCCCTCCAATGCAGCAAATCGGGCATCCTGTTGTTCTCTGTAAGCTTTGAACCATGCAGGCTCTTCGTCCTTGTTTTCCTCTTTGTCTTGGGGTTTCTTCTTTGAAGCTGGTTTCGGAGTATCATCCGGAAAGTTGTCATTCGGTTCATCGTCCGGTTCCGCTTCGGGGTGGTTTTTCTTCCATTCGTCAAGCAGACGGTTGGCTTGCGACTGGCCGAAAGTGAGGTAGGGGAGAACCGCTTCGATCTTTTCGTCAATCTCTGCGTTTACATCCTCTTCGGAGGCATCTTCTTGGGATTCAAGGTTATCGGCAATCTTGGCGGCGATACCCTTTAATTCCTTTGAGTTGAACCCTAACGCCTTCGCTTTAAGTTTCAACTTTACAAAAACTTGTTGTCTTCTGTCCATTGTAGAATGAATTTTAAGTTATTAGATAAAATAGTCTGCACGGTAAATGTATGCCAGCAGACTATTTCCGTAGAACTTAAAAACACTCTTAGAGCAATGAGCTTTCATGTCCTGTTGTGCTATAATGAAACGGGTCACAACGTGGCGTACATCTCCATACGCTATTCATATGCAAATATACTAATTTATTTGATATTCAAATAAATTAATCGCTTTTTTATGATAATTAGTGTATCTTTTTAGTATGTTCGCTGGTTATATGGCAGGAAATGCCAAGCTATCACCAAGGTTTTTTAGACACCACTGAGTCTTTAACTTAGCGGCAGTTAATTAAATTGTTTGTTATGGATTTTATGGGATAAAATGATGATATATGATTAATATACAATATTCGTAAAAAACTTCGAGATTTGCAAACAAATAGCAGGTGATTTGGCTGATGAGATTGGGAAAATAGTCCGTCAAGATGTTGTGCCAAAGTTTTCTAATTCGGAAACTGCTGCATCGAATATTATTTTTGAAGTGGACATGATTGGTTTTAAATCTTCCTTGAACAGGCGGAAAAAGACCGTGAATATTGGAAGAAATCAGGTAATAAGGCTATCATGAAAAAGATAACCGATTTGCTGAAAGATATCGCGGAGTACCCATATACAGGAATCGGCAAGCCGGAGCCATTAAAATATGAATTAGCCGGATATTGGTCGCGGCGGATTAATTCTGAACATCGTATCATCTATTCGGTGCATGATGATATAGTAACAAATATACTGAATTTCTATGAGATATCGTTATAACAAGTGAAAAAACGTAATACGAAGCGAAGTAAAAAAAACGCCTCCAATATTAATATTAATTAGAAGCGTTGATTTAAATGTTAAGCCTTAAAAGCTACATCGTGTCCAAGTCCTTTAGGGATATTCAATAAATGATCCTAACCCAAAATCCTGAATAAGCGTTTTGCTTCATCATAAGTAAAATGATTGAAAGATTAGAACAAAATTTTTGATTAAGAGTTTAACTTCGTGATGGTTCTTTCGCATCCAAAATAATCCAGTACATAAAGAGGAAATGCGCTTAATACTGCAACTTCGGGGCATTTATGACAAATGTGTTTTTCTAATTGTTTTGAAAAGATAGCTTCCTGCGATATCAAAGAAGTAGGCATAGTAAAAGCATCATTGACAAGAGCATTAGCTTTGCATAAATGGGCAGTAATCAGTTCTTGCCAAACTGTTTTTGTATATGAATTTACATTTGATAATTGTGGTCTGCTATCTGATGCAGCGACACTTTTGTAATGAGGTTCTTTCAAGCATTCTTCCTTGTTATGACATTCTTCTTTATATGGACAATTCTTACGTTTGCATTTTACTGTCAAAGACTTAAAGCTTTCTAAATCCTTGAAATGTCGTATGGCTTCCACCATTGGATAACTGATGTAAAGCATTCCTTCTTCAGTTTCGTCATTGAAGAGAGAAAGCATTTCTTTTATTTTATTGTCATCTGCCAACGTAGAATGAGCATCATAGTCAAAAAACAAATATATATAGGCAAAACTGTCTCGAGTGTAATTTTCTAGAATTTTAGCGTTCTCTGCTGTACGTTCTTTTAATAAGGAAACTATATCTATTGAAAACTCTTTTTCTTCTTTTATGGCACGATATAATTGGTATATCTCGGCATCAAATACACATTTTATGGAATTCGTTTTGCCCAAGAAATTATGCTCTAATTTCTCTATGAGTTTACTTTCTGTTTTAACTCCCTCAAAGATAAAAAGCGTTTTTTCCTTATTCATCATAAAAAGCTCCTGCGCGATAAATTTTTTCGATGTTATGACCAAAACGCAATTCTTTGTCCGTACAATCAGCCAAACACTTAATTTTGTTATTGTTTAGTATAAAATTGCAGTCTGGACGTAATAAGTCATTCGTCATCAAATATGTGTTATGTGACGATGTGAAAATCTGACAATCCAATGCAAACAACCGCCTGCACACCTCAAAAGCTAAGCGAAAATGATAGAAAGCATCAAACTCATCTATAAAGACAAACGAGGCTTCATCCATACGTTTCAGCCAAAAATACAATAATTGTAACGACTGTGTACCTGTTGATGCTACTAGTCTAAATGGAACTTCATTTTTATCTATTTGGCAAAGAATCTGCTTATCCGTAATATTATGTGCAATAAACTGGAAAGTCTGACCGCTTACTTTATGTAAAAAATCGGAGAAATCATCAAGTAGATTGTTTGTGATGATAAACTCATCCAACATTATTATATTTGTTTCAAGTCCAATAAATTCACGGACATCAAGATTCCTGAACCAAAGCATGGAGTTGACAAACCTGTTGAGTTTGATCAGATAATGTTCTGAATTGAGTGGATAAGATGTAAGCAGGAAGTTGATTACAGACACATTGTTGGCATTGCTCTGAAAGTTCTTTTCTATACTTTCGTCCATAGGGAACTGTTGCTTGTCAATACGAAATAAATTATTCTTCCGTTCAAAAATGTTCATCCTATTTACAAAAAAGCTTTCCTCTACCAGTACTCCGGCAGCATTCTTGGCATATATGTAATCTATTGTGTCATTGTCAAATTTGAATGTGTATTCAAATTTGACGACTCCATCATTGTTACCTGCATAAATGAAATTCACATAGTAATCTATTTTCTTCCATTTCGGAGATAAATGATTCTCTATATCGAATATAGCCAAACTAAAATTCGTCTTGCCTGATCCATTTGGACCATATATGATACCATTCTTTATGACACCATCTTTAATCACAGATCTGTTAAACTCATAATTGGCAGGATTGGATAAATCCCACTCAATACGATTGGCAAATCCTCTATAATTTGTTACTGCAAATTTTGTTAGCATATTGATTTTAACTTGATTCAATAGCAAAGATACGTATTATTTTGATAGTTCCGTAATTTTTTTACGATAAAATCAAAGGCTAATCATTGTTTTTTTCTAAACGGGTTGAAATCCGGGTCTTCATCTTCATCAACCACTCCGGTCAAATAGAGATTGGTGTTAGCTTCATCCTGCCAACGCTCAAAGACCACGCGGTCGGCTTCATCCTGACGCTCACGTTCTTCGGGTGTCATAGTGTCACGTTGGGAAGCGATACGCTTGTCTACTTCCTTTTCTCTTACCCTTTCTTCATCTATTTCTTTGATAACTTCATCTATGGAAGAGTAGCAAGCTTTTGCATAGCTGCATTCTGCACCATCATACTTAAAAGTAACGACTTTATCAGTTTCACTTATTATTTCGTATTTCTTCTGCTTTTTCATTGCTCTATCAAAATAATTCTGTAAATACCATCTTCCTCTATTCTGCGTTTTTTAACCAAGAATTTCGTCCGCCTATCGAACAAAATTTCATGTTGGTTTTCTAATGTAAAGATACCATTAAATTCCGATATTTTACTAATATTTCGCCCATTTTTACTCTGAATTTCAAAGATAACCCTTTTATGGCTTTTAGGTACTCCGGCATGGGAAACAAACTTTCTTGGAGTATCTTCATACAGGCTGGAAGACACAAAACCTTTATCCGAAACCACGTCACCGATACGGTCCAGAAAACGTTCCTGTAGCTTCTTCATGCTCATGGTTTCACCACGATATACAACACCTTCATGTTTGGGGAGTTTGGCAAGAGCCTGACTTATCAATGTACTTGCCACATCCACATACTCATCGTCAGTACCATTGCGAAGCCTGCGATTAATTTCACGGCTGGTGGCTCCTTTGTTGGTTTCTCCTACAGCCTGTGTGTAGGCATTTACAGCAGCCTGCTGTACTTCCAGGATATTTGGATAAGTCCGGTTGTAATATTCCACACGGCTCATGGCAAGATTAGTCCTACGTTTCCGCACAAATGCTTTCTCTGTCTTGTTATAGACATTTACCTTGAAATCTTCACGGATATACTTCCCATTATCCCGAATGAAATAAGGGGAGTTATCCCAGCTTTTAGTTCGATGAATATTATCGTTTATCCACTTCTTGAAGCTGTCCGGCACATCTTTCACTTCGTTCACACTTTCAGTACTTGCTTCACTACGTCCGTCCCATTCCCAAAATTCTTCTTCTGTTTTGAGGATAGGAATTTTATAGCATCTGCAATTAGACCCCCAAAAGCATTTCCCATTGCGACGGATATACATGATATGGTTTTTCTCCAAAGTAAGGTCATATACAAACCCATCGTAATGCTGAATCTCTTTATGGAACACTGTCGCCGTGACGGAATAGCATTCACGGATTGAATAACAATCGTAGTTTGAAGTTATGATACTTCCGTTGCTTTTGTGCGACACTCCAGCCTTGTTCACTGAAAAGGACGGACGATTCCCGGATTTCAGAATAAGCTCAGACAAATCCCCTGCCATACGTTCAGATACGGTAAAATAGAGGATTTCATCCTTGTCTGACTTAAACTCTGTTCCATGATTACCTACAAAAGATTTGCATGGTCGCCTGTATCCATCACAAAGCATAAAGGCATTAAGAAATATTCTGATCTGTCTGACAGATGCATTCTTTATCGCAGACGGTATAAATTTATGGGAACACTTGCCGAATATTTTCAGATAATTCCTTATTGGAGTACTATAAAATGCAACTTTTTGCTTGTCTAAATGTGGCTCAAATCCGATACGCTTCACGCAGTTTACAATTCTGTCCCGTGCAGGCTCACCTTCTTGTTGGGAGATAACAACCCCGGCGTTTCCCATTGTACTCCCGCCTGAAAGCCAATACCCCATAAACTCACAAAACAGGTCAAATGGTATTCTGATGTCGTCTATCTCATAAAATGCAACATCTTCCGACTCATATTCGCATCCTCTATAAAAAGCCCCTTTCCCCTTTGTGTACTCTTTAGCTTGGCAGTTCTTTATCCTGCCATCATTCTTGTTTAAATAAACCATATTATGTTCCGGTGTGACCAAACAGTCCAATGATTTATTGAAAAAGTGTATCATGTCACCATTATATCGGTAACACTGCCTATCCGTAAACTCTACCCACTCAGGTGTTCTGTTAGTAGGATTCAATGACAATATCAAATCATCATCAAATACATCTTTAAACAGTTTCCACCCTCTGTTTGTAAGCACTTCGCTGTCATCGGAATAACAATTCGGGTGCCAACCAACCCAAGTAAAATCCTTGGGATATTTCCCGGCAAGGGATTCGCATACAGTGCAAGGAAACTCTCTTCCGGAGCGTTTGATTTCATAACCTACCACAAAGTCCATTTGCTTCCAACGCTCATTTTCGGCGGTCCGGTAAGCCATATTGATTTCAGACCGAGCCAACCGGATAGAACGGTATTCACAATCTTTTAGATGTTCTGCACTTCCGTACTTCTCTTTGTAGTCTTTTTGGAGCGATGGAAAATCAAGGAGGTGTTTGGATATTTGCTTGCTTAGGGCAACGGCACTTGTTCCTTTCTGAATAGCACAGGAGATGGCGGCTTCCAGTTCCTCCTTGTAAACGGTGGACTGTTGCCAGAGTTTAGCCGATACATCAAACCCTCTGTCCCTGCGGTTCTGAAATGCTTTCAAAGCATCAGAATTGGTTTGATAGAGAACTTTGTACTTTTCTTTATCAATAGTGGCGGTATAGGCTTTCAGAACCTTGTCAGCCATCAAATCTTGTACCTCATTGCTATTCTTCCACTCATCAGAAGTACCACGATAGATAACAGACCGAATATCATCTACGAACTGAGCTTGAATGTCCGCAATAGACTTCTTGGTTTGCGGATAGTCAGAAAACTTGAAGACAGTACCAATGTCGGCATCATATTCAGTATTCAATGCAATCTTTGCGGCTTCCAGATTAAGAGTATCGTATATCTGCTCAACAAGGGCAACATATCTGTTTAGCCGGCTGCTGAGTTCCTGATATTTCTTCTTCTGATTTGGAATGTTTGGTTTTGCCATACTATTCTGTTTTTAAGCTATTTTTTGGAGTGGGTAGAAAAAACATGGGGGGTAAGACAAAAAAGATTGTTCTGTTTTTAAGATTAGCTCACTTTTTTCTTGAACTTGTCACATACGTCACGGTTAAGAAAGCGGCTGGAAGTGAAAAATGGACAACGGCACATGAAGAACTCACCTTTCAAGTTCTTCTCATGTCGGTCATACGAATGCACACAATCCTTGCAATGGTATGAGGATATGTTAGAGGGTATCATCTTTTTTGACATGGCGTTATTCTTCAATTCTATCAGGTGCCGGCATTTCCAGCAGCCTGATAGCCTTAATCGTTTTCCTACCTTCCAAGATAGCTTTGCATAATCTATGGTATCCGTCTGCTATTTGTCCTACTTCATCCAATATAATAGGGTGGTCTAAAGAACAATCACGAACACGTTTGCATTGAAAGATGAAGCTATGAAGCTGACTACACTCAAATGGTTCAACAGTCAGGTCTATATTCCACAATGGCATATCACGTACAGGGTATTCCTTTGCTTTCGCGAAATTATAAAGTGTTTGAGCATTCCATATCTTATTGCCTCTGTGGTATTCACTTTCAGCGAAAGTCATATTATCTATTGGTACTTTCATGTTATTTACTTATTTAGCAAGGTGCGCCAGCGTTACAGACATCCAACGCACCCGTTACATTTTCTACACGTGGCAGATAGGCTATTGAACAATCTCCCAATCATCGGCAAACACATCGCTAATAGACGGAACCCATGAATCAGCACGCCCAGTGTTCTCGTTGTAGATAAGACACTGGCTTGTATAGTCAATAAATCCCTTACCTTTCAGAATAAGGTCTTTTGCCGATTGCGGAAGAGATTGCATCTTTGGAATAATGTCGCTATCTATATGAGCTGGAACCTGTTTGAATACCATTAATCCTTTCCCGTTCCATCCACTTCTACGAATTGGATAACCTGCTTTGAGAGCCATAATAGCCATGCCAAAATTCATCTTTCGTACTTTTGCGCCATCAGATCCTTGCATACGCTGTATGCGAGTATCAAGAAGCCGAATATAGTCGAACATAGTATAGCACTGCATTTCCAGTAAACACTTGTTGTATATATCATTAACGACTTCATCCATTTTCCCTGAATCTATGAAAATGGCCAACTTTACATATCTTCCATTGAGTTCTTCGGCTTCTATCTGCATACGGTCAACTGGTGTTTCGGCAATATTATACGCCTTTTCAAACGTATCTTTAGGACTCCAGCTTTCATATCCATCTTCATAACGGACATGATAACCCTCATCATCAAAATTTTCCGTTGACGGTTTTTCTCTAAGAAGATGTTTTCCCCACGCATCACCTCTTGTCATAGGTTCTGCTTCAATCTGTTTTGTTCCAATATACTTTTTCATATATCTGTAGTAATTTAATTATTCTCCAGGAGTATATGTACCGGTAATAGAGGCAGTGCTGTCATCGGTCAGAGTCGCTGTGCCGGTAATGATTGTACCTTTGATAGTCAAAGCTATTGATTTGATTTTTGCACCGGCATCGCCTTTATCTCCTTTGGGCCCAGTTTGTCCCTGTTCACCTTTATCACCTTTGGCGCCAACTACACCTGTATCTCCTTTCTGCCCTTTGAGGTTCTTAAAAGCGAAATTCAGCTTGCCTTCTTTCATTGTTACATCCACAGAAGGTGTACCTACATTCGCATCAACGCTGGCGGTTGCCCCGGTTACGGATGAGCCATTACCACTCGCTTGAGGTAATACAATCATCTTAGCGGCAGTAACAGCGGTAGTACTGACAATGCGAATCATTATCCCGGCAGGTACACAAAGGTCGATTACCCGCTGATAGGGATCGTGAAGTGGAATCGCATCATAGGCACTTGGTTCCATTTCAGGCATGTGCCGGTAGATTTTTAGCGGTTCAACATTTCCGTTGTCTATTTGAATTACACAATTGCCTTCAGAGGCGAAATCTGCGACAAATACGCCTTCTTGTTCTTTAAATACAATATTTTTCATATTTCCCATATTTGTTATTTACTATTCGGCACCTTCAAACAAGTTGTTCATCCTTGCCTGTCGGTCCGCTTTGTCTTCTTTTTGAATCTGGTTTAATGTTCCTTTGGGATCATTGGAGTAACCTGCCATTTCGATGGATTCAAGCTGGCTGAATATCGCTTTGCCTCCATTCCCTTTCATACATCTGTTAATCAGCGCGTCCTCATCATTCTGAATAAACGGAGTAATGACATGCTCAACTTCTATATTGTCAATCTCATCAGCCCATGAAGTATTCATCATTTTCAGAAATTCTTTGATGACATTACACTCCCGTTCAAAGAACTCTATCCAGGCACCTGACTCATCCCCGATTTTCAGATGGGCGTCAGACAATATCATTTGTCTGGCATCAAAACCTATGTTACCAAGACTTTTCATGTTTTCGAAAGATAGGTCTGGCATCTGGGCCTGCATGAAGAAAAGCTTGAGCAATGTATCCACATGATATTTCAGGGCTTCTATGGCCTGGGTCCATGAAACATAAGCTATGTCACCGCCATTCTTTAGACGGAACAATCTGCGGGCCTCTCCCTTGTCCTCGTCACCGACAAGTTCGCCTGTCACTTTCAATAAGGGGGCGGAATTGTAGGCTATCACGTCTGAGTTACGGGAGAGCGTGTATTCAATTTCCTCACGGATATGCTCTAGTCCATGAAAAACAGGAGCGGGGCGGTATGCATAAACTCCGGGAATCTTTTTGAGGATAATCCTTTCGGGATCTGTAACAGCAATCCAGCTGGCTTCCCCCTGTTGTTTCCACTTGTAATGACGGTCAGCGGTATATGTCTCAAAGAAAGTGACCTCCTTATCCTTTATCTTCTTCTTATATTCGAAGGACATGGCGATCATGTCTCCCCACTCGTCAAACAAGGGATATAATCTAACCCCGTCCATCGGCGAGTATGTCTTGCTTTTCAGCTTATACTTGCTGTTGAATCCGTATAGTGTGTTGGGTCTCTCTACCACATACCAGATGGTGAAAATTTCACAGGATGCAAAATAGGCATTGCCACGTTTGATGTTTTCGGAATCTATACGGGCATATTTATAGATTGCTTCAATAGCTTTGGTTATCTGCTGGCGTTTTTCATTTTCTTCCGTATTATGGTAGACACGTCTGACGGGAATAGCGAAAGCGAATTCCGTAATACGTTTCACAAGCAGTTTCTCCAGACCAAGATGAATACGCGAAGCCGGCTCGACTCTTCCATCAGATTTTATTTTGTCTTTACGAGAAAATTTATCAGTTACAATTTTATGTCTGGAAGGATCGTAATCTTTCAGCGACTTGCTCCATTCCGGCACATCCACTGATTTTTCTTTCAAATCACTGATAATGTCAGAAACAGGTCTTGTACTGTCAAGGATTGTGGTAATTTCGTCCATTGTTATACTGTTGTGTGGTGCAGCTTCGCACCGCTTGTTTTTTATTTGGATAGGAATTTATTCACGAAATATACTTGTCCTTTGCCGGTTACTTTGGTCGTGGTCGTGACAAGCATGGTACCATCCGGCTTGTTGATAGTGGTTTGCTTCAGCTCAAAAAGTCCCAATTTCATAGATTTCTGCGTCGGCTGATTGTAGTAGTCACCCTTTTGACAAAGATAACCATTCTCGCGCATCCAGCTAAACAAACGGTTCTGACCGATATTCACCCCATTTTGTTGTAATATTTTAGCCAGTTCAGCAATTAAACAAGAGCGATGTGAAGTTGAGACAGCATCAGCAAAAAGGACTTTAGGAGCATCTTGCTGAATTTTCTGCTCGGCAACTTCTGCTTTTTGTTCGGCTTCAATACGTTTTTGCTTTTCTTCTTTTAAATTGGTGGCAAGCTGAATCAAAAAATCAGGTGAGGTCAAAGCCTTTTCAAGTGTTTCGTTGGTCATGTATGCGCCATGCTTGCGAATTGAAGGCAAAACTTCACTCGTCACCCACTTACGAAATGGCTTTGCCTTTTCGCTGTCACTGCGAATTATCACATCATATAAACCGCTTTCGGTTATAAATGTAACTTGTTGATTTCTACCTAACGAATCTATGGTGTCCATTTGGCGGACATCATCTTCTTCAAGCCTTGACCTGACATTTCTTGCGTTAGCAATGCCTATAACACCGCACACATCTGCCAAGCAAAAGAAAGGTTCGTTATTCTCACTCATTGCAATTCTTACCTTTCCGAATTGCTCATTCTCAAAAATTTTAATTGTGTTCATAATGTAGTTCCGTACTCCTTCATACGGTGGTTAGTTACACATAATACTGCTCCAAAAAGAAACCGGATAATACAATACGCACTACCCGGTAACGTGAAGGAGCACGCTAGCACCAAATGCTATGTCGCAAATATAATTATTTTATTTGAAAAACAAATAAAATAATATTTGTTTTTTATTTTATCTGCCATCTTAATATTGAAACAAATGTTGGCAAAAAATACATAGATATTAGGTAAAAATAGTTTTCTTGACGAAATGTTTACATCATTGTATATTAATATTTTATATGCTATTTTATGGAAAAAATCAAGAAAATAATTTATACTATTTATAATTTTAGCTTATATTTTTTTATTTATCTATTTGTTATTTTATAATAATATACTATATTTGCAACGATGATCCTTGAGAGGGAGAAATGAATGGAACTTTGGTGATTCTTAAAATTCAAACATGTACGGATATGAAACTTGGAGTTTTGATATTACTGTCCGCCTTTCTCAGTGGTGGATGTGTCTGTCCGGCACAGGCGGCCGGCTCCGTTCGGGTGTGTTCATGTGAAAATAACTCCGAGGGCGGGGGATGTCATAAGTCAGAGTTGGCGGAGGGCAAACATGACCTTCATGGTGATGAAGTGTCCAAAGGAGCACGTACCGACATGGAGATGTCGCACCAACTGGTTCTAAAGACCAATCTTCTGTATGATGCTGCCCTCATGCCTTCGCTGGAGGTGGAGTATCTTATCAACGACCGATGGTCTGTCAATTTGGAAGGGGAGATGGCTTGGTGGAAGAACAATCATAAGCATAAATATTATCAGTTGGCTACCATAAGCCCAGAAGGGCGGTATTGGTTCAAGGCGAAGCGTCCGTGGCACGGTCATTACGTGGGGCTTTTTGGCGGATTCTCTTGGTACGATTTGGAGAATGGCAAGGATGGTTATAAGGGCGAGGCTGTGGTAGCCGGTCTAAGTTATGGCTATATGTTCCCGGTAAGCCGTAAGCTCTCTTTCGAGGCAGGTGTCGGCGTGGGGTTCATGCATGCCTGGTACGAAGAGTATCTGCCGATCGACGGGCATTATGTCTACCAGCAGAGCAGCCGGATGAACTATTTTGGCCCACTAAAGCTAAAGTTTTCCCTAGTGTGGCGGCTGTGGAACGGTGACAGAAAGAAAGGAGGTGTCAGATGAGAATACAATGGGGGCATATGGGAATACTGTGTCTTTTGCTGTGTACAGGTTGTCGGAAGGACCTGTGCTATGACCACGATCAGCACGGGACCAGTGTCAAGGTGGATGCGCAATTCAGTTGGGAGCAGGAGTGGGAACGTCCCTACGATCACAACTGGAAACAGGAGTGGAAGTCGGAGTGGAAGGGCAGCTACGATGAACTGCGTCCAGAAGTTGCCGGAGGTGTACGTCTGGTGACGTATCAGGAAGTAGCGCGTTCTGGCGAAAGCAATATTCCCGCAACGGGCGGACGTCTTCCTCTGCCGGAGGGAATGGCTTCGTTGCTCTTTTATAATAATGATACCGAATATATCGTGTTCAACGACCTGACAGCTGTAGCCACAGCTTCAGCAACTACCCGTACCGTGAGCAGGGGCAACTTCCAGAAGCCGCACGCTTCCGAGCGTACCATGAACCAGCCGGATATGCTCTATGGAAATTACGAGGAGAACTACGAAACAGAGCGCACCTTGGAGCCGGTGAAATTGCCAGTCAGGATGAAACCGTTGGTGTATACTTACCTGATACGCTACGAGTTTAAGAAAGGATTGCAGTACGTGGCCTTGGCACGAGGCGCATTGGCTGGTATGGCAGAGAGCGTCTACCTGAAGGATGGACATACGGGTGATGAGACTGCAACAATCCTCTTCGACTGTACGAAGGAGGATTACGGGGCGGAAGTCCGGGTGAATACTTTCGGTGTGCCCAACTATCCGGGCGATCATTACATCAGGGCGGAGCGGCGTTTCACGCTGAACTTGGAGGTAAAGCTCTATAACGGCAAGTTCAAGAATTTCGAGTTTGATGTGACCGACCAAGTGGTGGGGCAACCTCGTGGCGGTGTTATTGTGGTAGATGGAATCGAGATCTCGGATAAAGAGGGGTCAGAAGGCAGTGGAGCGTTCGATCCCACAGTCGAAGGCTGGGGCGATTGTATCGATATTCCACTACCTATTTAATGAAACTAGTTAACAATTAATATTCATATTAAAAATCAAAGCGAAATGAAAACGAATCTTTTTTTGTTAGGAATGGCCGTAGCGGCATTTTCTAGCTGTACAAATGAAGAAGTGACGGATGTAGCTCAGAACAGAGCCATCAAGTTTAATCAGTTTGTGGAGAATAATACAAGGCAGGTAACGGAGTTAGATAACAACAACCAATTGAACTCGTTCTATGTGTTTGGTAGGTTTGGAAATGCAGCTGACAATTATGACACACGAATCTTCAACAACGAGTCGCGGTCGGCACAATATTATTGGCAAGCTGGTAAATTCTATTCCTTTGGTGCGTATGCAAATGGAAATGATGGCCAATTAGCAACCTCTGCAGTATCATTCAATGCCAATGATGGAGAATTGACATTTACTGACTATACTCCGAATGATACAAAAGACTTGGTTGCTGCGGTAATAAAAATGCAGTGTAAGCAAGATGCTTCTCAACAGGAAGCTGTAAATTTGACCTTCCATCACATGCTTTCACAGGTGAAGTTTACTTTTAATACTACAGATGGAAAAGAATATCAGATAGAAATCAGTAATTTGAAAATTAACGCAGTTAAGACATCTACAGGTAACATAACTCTTAAAGAAAGCAATAACGTTACGATCAATTGGGAAAATACCTCAGCCACAAAAGGAGATTATGATTATCCGGTTATATCTGATGTAGCTAATGAAAATAAAACAGCTTCATCTGAATCTAAATTAGTGATTCCGCAAAACGGAACAGATCAATTGAATGTAATATTCACCGCAACTGTTACGGGTGGAGGTTTGGATAAAACTGCAAATTTTACAGCTAATTTAAGTGTTGCAGAGAATATTGCAGGAGGAAGTAGTAATGCTAACACTTGGATTCCCGGTTATCGTTACAACTACACGGCTGAGATCAATGCGAAGATGATTTCTGAGGGAGGAGAAAACCCTGAGACTCTTTACCCGATTACATTCAATGCTACTGTAAATAATTGGGAAACAGCAGAGAATCAAAATACAACTCCTCAAACTCCTTCAGTACCTTAATTCATACAACCCCGCTTTCACCTGTTTCCATTTAGGGAATCTATACGGATAGGGGGAGATAGGAAAGCGGAGATATAGGCTATAAGGGGTTGAATGTCCCCTTATAGTCACACATATTCAGATTAAAACGTATGAGATGATGATGAAACAAAACATATTCTCTTTGACCCTTCTACTGGGAAGCCTGCTGACGGGCGGTTGTGTTTCTACGGTCGATGAACCGGTAGCAGATGCTGCCCCCATCTCGTTTGCTACCACCATGACCCGTGCAGCGGTGGATGCCAATAAGGATGGTATGGAAAGCTTCTTAGTCTGGGGAGGCTTCAATAATGCGAACAACCTCTTTAATGCCGAGACCGTCACGCCGGCCGGACACTATCAAGGTACCCGCTATTGGGTACCGGGCGCGGCACATAACTTCTATGCGCTCCATCCGGCAAGCTTGAAGGATAAAGCAAGTTGCGCTGATGACGGTGTTATCACCGTAACTGACTTCGATACATCCCAAAAGCGAGGAACGGAAGCCATCGACCTGATGACGGCAAGACAAACGGGCATCTCATATAAAGTAGAAAATCCTCCATCTCCCGTTGATCTCACCTTTAGCCACGAGCTGTCACGCGTACGATTTACGATCAGTACCGATGCAAAGGTGATCATTACGGGCGTAAAGCTGTGGGGCGTTGCCTATAAAGGGGATTTCACCTCAAACTCAGCTACTCCTTGGAGCAATCTGATAAGGGCAACTGAAAACGCTCCTTTTTTGCAAACAGAAGTGTTTGAGTTAGTTGCAGGGCAAAGTCAACACCTGCTGGCAGGCACATACGATGCTGCAAATGATAATTACGGCGACTTGCTGTTTATTCCGCAAAGCATTGATGAATCAGTGATTTTCTCTATGACTTGGATTTATGATAATGGTACAAGGAGAACTGTCAACGTACCACTGCCACAGGCAGGTCCAGCCCTATGGGAGAAGGGAAAGAGCTATCACTATCAAGCGACGATTCCTTCACCTACCACGAATATTACATTTACCGTAACGATAACCGATTGGAACGACCAGCGCATAGATGCCGATTTATAATTTCTAAAGGGAAAGACGCATGATGAAAAGAAAAAAACTATTTAGATATTATCTCAGATACGTACAGTTTATCGGGTGGACAGCACTTCTTTTTGCCTGCTCCGACGATTCGCCGGAGCAAAAGCCGGACGGAACGATGGAAACGGTTCGTATCATGATACAGACCCGGGCGAACGGTGAGAACATTCTTGAATTGGAAGAGAATGAATACAGGATTCAAACTCTCCGTATGTATGTATTCAGTGATGATGGGAAGTTGTTAGGTTATCATTATGTGGATAATACTACGGGAGATCAACAAACAGTAACATTCACCCTGAAGCTTCCGACAGGAACTCATACCTTTTATACCATTGCGAACGAAAATGCAGCAGGAGGGCTGAAAATAAACAATACAGGGGATACTGCCTATAACCTTCCCGGATCAACCGATGCGACAGAAGTTGATTTGGAGACTCTTACCGTAACTCCTGATGATTTGGAGTCTTTGACCTTCTCCACACTGCCGGCAGCAACCTATTTATCGGGAGGAGATACAAACAGCAAAGACGAAACCGATAAAAAATACACCAGCCCACTGCTGCCAATGGTAAGTAAGTATACTCAACAGGTGACCCCAAACGGCTCTGTAAGTATCTTCCTGACCCGTTCCGTGGCGAAGATGAAGTTCTATTTTACAACGACAGGCGTAGGAGAATGCTATATGGGGCGTGGGCTTTACTTATATAACGAGCCGGAATATGGCTATCTGTTTCCCGATACATACAGTGGAACAATTGGTCGCAAGGAGGCTGAATCTGCACCGTCTGATTGGAATACAAATCCGAATTATCAGGATTCTCACTTGCACCAGTTGAACGGACGCGTTATCCTGAATAGTGGTTGGTCGGATGAACCGGAGAGTTATGGTGACACTGAACATACAGAGCAAATGAAACGACTGGATATCAACTTGATTGAAGCGGATATAAACGATCCGACGAACCTTCAATATGAGCATTTGCCTCAAAAGTCATTCTATCTCTTTGCCAACCCCAATATATCTACCGGTCAGCTTAGAGAGGATGTGGTTGTTTCTGCGACAAAACCGGTCGGTGACGGCTATTATCTAAAGATCTTGGTTCACCAGCATGGAGCCGATCAAACGGGTGTAGAGCAGCACAAGGGTGAGAAATTCTATTTGCCCCTGCCCGCAGTGAAAGCCAACGACCGTCTCAGTATCTATTCGGTCGTTACATTGGATGGGCATATTACCCTCACTCCGCATTGGATGATTCAGGAATGGCAAGAGGGCGGAGGTTCTATTGAGTTTAATTGAATATAACAACGCACTATGGATAAGATTTCAAAAATAGCAAGTATAGCTGTCTGTTTCGCCCTCCTATGGGTGTTTAGTGCCTGTTCCGACGATATGTTGATGGAAGGGCAGGGTGCAAACGGTGTAGACATGAACCGTATGGTGGAGGTGGAGATCCCCTTCAGTCTAGGTAAGGGAATCACATCTCATGTGGTAACCCGTTCCACTAGAGCGACCGATCAGCAGGGTAAGGATTCCCAACTGTCGGGTATCATGGTTTTCGTTTATGAGAATAACGGTGGAGATCCGAGCAATGACAAGCGACTGGCGTACCAGTTTTTTGAATCACCGCTTACTTCATTGGAAGGAAGTACGGGGGGGTGGATACCGGATGCAAATGATGCAACTTGCGGACACTTCAAGTTCTATATGCCTGTCGGTGACGTATATATTTACCTGATCGGGAATGCCCAAGGTTCCTTTATCGATTTCTTTCCTGAAATAGGTGAAAGTAAGTTGGCAAACCGTCAGGATTTCTTGGAAAAGGTGACTCCGAAATGGAACGGTAATATGTTTACTGTGGACGGTTATCTTCCACTTGTCGGTTCAGTAAACAACCGTACCGGTGCGTGTACAATCAAAAAAGATGAGAGTAACTCTGAAAAAGGAATTATTACCTATAGGAAAGAAAATGATGAAAAGGAGTATGTCATTTCGCAACAGACGGGTGAACATCCTGCTGTAAATCAAGATAACTCTTTCGTCTTGAAACGTCTGATGTGTAAGGTGTCGATGGAGTTCAAGAGTGGAACGAATGTAACTTTTACCCCTATAAGCTATAAGTTCTGCCATTGTGCGGAGTATGTTTCACCTGCTGAAGACAGTTGGGCAGGATATGATAATTTAAATATGATAGATACGGAAACGGTGACTTTCGATGCACAGACACCGAACAGCTTTACGGTCTATCTGCCCGAAAATATTCGGGAGTACACCGGTGATAAGACAGAGTGGAAATTTGCTGACCGTGACCGGGTGAGAAAGGATGATAATGGAGAGAACCTATATGAAAACACCCCTTCTCAAGAGGGACATGAGGGACATTATCAATTTGAAAATGCCCCGAAACACTCTACCTACGTGGAAATAACCGGCAAATTCGAGGGAGACAATATCTCTGCCGATACCAGGTATATCCTGCATTTGGGCGATTTCAGTAATAATAAATTCAATGAATTCAGCCTGCGCCGCGATTACCATTATCAATATACGGTCACTGTAAATGGCGTGAATGATATTGTGGTAGAGGTGAAGGGGGAAGATGGTACAAGTAATCCTCAGGAAAAGAATCCTGCCGTAGAAGGTATTGTCTTTGAAGGTGGTGCACGTGTACAGTTAGATGCGCACTATGAGCAGGTGGAGATGAAACTGATGAAGAACAAGATCAGCGAAGGTGTCTATATCTATGCCAAGACACCATTTGGCAATGTCAGCTGCAAGTACCTGCCATCCACTCGAAAGTTAGATCCAAACCATAAGAATCAACCAGCCTCTATCGAAGAAGCCAAAAAACTTCTTCAATGGATAGAGTTTAAAAAACAGGGTGGTAAAGGTTCTTTGGCACTCTATGGTGGAAATGACAGAATGGATGTATTTGCCGCCTTGGATCATGCCTACGAGAATCAAATGGGTTATTATACCTGCTTTGTGGATGAATACTATTATACAACTAATCCGGTTGATGGTTCATCGATTGCATTAAGCGACTTTATCAATGCCGAAGACCGTACTTTCAGTTTAGGTAGTGACATCCAATACAGCGCAGACAAACAGAGTGCCGTCGCCACTGCCGTGTATGTACTGCAACAGCACTCCATTGCCTGCTTCTATAACTTGGAAAATCAGACTGTAGCAAAATATGGCGTAGAGCTTACCGATGAGATTGGAGGATTGCCTTATGGATCGCCTGCAGGAGAAAGTTCTGATGCAAAAAACGGAAGAGGGAATACTATAACTGAAATAGGAAACAATACAGGTGCTGTAAATTGGGCTGAGAATGGCTTTCTATTAGACGACACAGATTCCAAACTTGAAGCCGGAAAGAAACGTTTAACTACAGATACAGAGTGGGCTTGCTTGGCTTGCCTGACCCGTAATCGGGATTTTAACGGAGACAGTAAAATTACAGACGATGAACTCCGTTGGTACACTCCGGCACGTGACCAGATGTTAGGGTTATGGATTGGTGAACCGGCTTTGCCTGCCAAGGCTGCGTTGTATCCATATTCAACAGAGGGGATGGAGCGTCCAAATGATGCTACTCAGAGTCTTTATCCTATTTTTACCAGCACATATGGGGATAATGGAATTGACAGAGTGATTTGGGCAGAGGAAGGTTGTACTTTTGGTAGTGACCACGCTGCTCAGAATGGTGGCTATGTCCGTGCTGTACGAAACTTAGGAGCAACACCTTCTAAAACAAGTTATGAAACACCTGCCCAGCCATATTATCAGTATGATAAAAGTACCCGTACCATCGAAGTATTTCTGACCGATAACGCACTGCGCTCCTTCAGTTATCATGAATTGGCTCCGCATCACGAACGAAGCGTGGTCAATCGCCCCTATAAGAAATTCCAGGTAGCTACACGACCATATACAGAAGAAGCCACAGCAACGTGTAATTACTCACATAGTGGAGATGCCTCAATAAAATATCAAAAGCTTCAAACAACAAATGCTACTCAAGCAAAGACCGCCACGACTACTATTGCCGCAAATTATAAAGGAAATGGAGAAGCCAATTTCAATACTACAGCAGTATGGCGACTTCCCAACCAACGAGAGTTGGCGTTGATGATTGTAGCGATGGGAACAACGTTGGGGTATAATATGGATACCTATAATATATATCATACTATAAACTGTAAATGTCAAAACAGCTCGCAGGGAGAGTACAACTGGACATATATCCATAATTATGTCCTCCATTGCCGTACCTCTTTCTCTTCAACGAAGTGGACTCAATATGGATTTATGTATAATACTCAGGGAAAGCAAATGCAGATGCTTTGGACGAAAGATCAAGGTACTGATTTAGGACAGGGAACAACGGGTATGGGCGGTTGCCTTTGTGTGCGCGATGTGCAATAATTTAGCATATGAGCTACTGCTGAACGTTTGGTTTGGCAGTAGCTCACTGTGTTCATTATGCTTAAAAGCAGAAAACAGTTTTAAGTTTGTTTCTTGATCTGCCCTTTCTCAAGCAGTATCGCACTGCAAACTATAAAAGATTGCGAAAAATTTCTTCTTCATTTAATGTTGCATAATAATTGCAATAGAATGTATTGGCGAGCGAGTCGAACCAGTCAGGAGAACGTTTGATACGTTTTTTAATCTCCTCTTTCTTTTCTATATAAATATTTCCATTACTCATAAATCCCCAATGTGTTTCCGTTGCTTCTTCCATAAGTTTGTCACAGGGTGGGAGAGCGGCACCAAACCCATTTTTGGGATTAAGCCAGTCACGTACCGCCCAAAACAGATAAGCCCTCATGTTGGCGAAGGTGTATTCGCCTGTTATATCATGCAGCCCACGTGCGCTCTCGGAGAACTTACAAGAATACACATTTTGGTACCCAAGTTCCTGCAACCGAGATAACACTCCTGCTCCTTCGCCGATAGTATCAATAAATGCTTTCGCACCCTTCTTGTCAAGATATCTGGTTATCATTCCGGCTACGTGCATGTGGTCTGCCGTTCCAGCAGACTGGTGCGCTTCAAACTCACTGACATAGTTGCCATATCTTAGACACAACACACTGTCGTCACGTCCCATGCCGGCAACATCGACACCAAGCTTGCAGCTTTTCTTTGGAACAAAACCATCTTCTTGCAGTTTCCTCCAATTCTCGTTGGCGATTTCAATCCATTCGTAGGGGATAAGCACATCTTCCGCCACTTTAGGGAACATACCGAGCACTTTCACACGGAACAAGTCATTCGGCCGATATAGACCGTCTTCCCATTTGAAGTCCCCTTCACCTTCGTTGAAGTCAGCTTGCTGGATAGGTGAGCACCAGTTTTCCACTTTGTCTTTCACCCATTCATAATCAACTTGACCAGGAATAACTATTTTCTTGCTTACAACATTCTCAGCATTAAGGGAACTTAACCTGAATTTGGCAAAACGGTCAGACTTCATGGCACGTGCAGCATATCCTGTGGTCACGTTAGGGTTGAACACTATTAGCAAACGGGAATTTCCCTGCAAATTACCTTCGATGGCATTGTAGATAACTTCTGATATACCGGAGGCTTCCGTAACAACAAACAATGTGTTTACGGCATGGAATCCAGACCATGCTTCCATATTGTCGTCAGAACTCTTGAAGCCCGTTAGAAACCATTCTTCGTAGTTGGTTCTGATTCCTGAAGACAATAAACGTCCAGGCAGGAAACCAGCATTCCGGAATAGCCTGGAAACTTCCGGTATCATAATATCTTTTACTTGGCGACCGGACGGAGCTGTCATTGCAATTTTGGTATTCTTTACCAATCTTCCGTTAACCCAGCGTGGAGTAAGATACATAAAGCACATAGCGGCACAAGCGGCACAGAAATCCTTGCCACGGGCAGTTCCGGAGGCTACAGCGGTCATTCGGTTGTATTGAACCGAGTGAATAATATCCTGCTGTTCTTTATCCAAACGCGCTTTCAGCACATCGGAACAGAACTTGCACCAATCGTCTCTCCACGCCTGCATATACAAGGCTGCCTTATCGCTCAGATCCATTATTCTTCTATTTTGTCCGGCAATTCTTTTATCAAACTTTCGAATGGATTGACATTGACATCCTGCTCGACACGCTCAACATAACCACGTTTCTTACCCTTTGTTTTCAGATAAAAGATTATCGCAGTTAAATCATCATTATTGATTGCGGAAAGCAATTTAGATTCGACTACATCAATGGTTTCTTCTTCTACTTCCTCAGCACGTTCCTTGAACTTAAGGTCACTGTCCCGCCATTTGTAATAACAGGCTCTCGTTATACCTACTTTCTGGCAGGCATACGAAACAATTCCATGACTTTCACGGAAATGTTTCAAAAACAATTCTTGTCTTTCCTTCTTTCCCATAATTTTATAACTTTACATGCCGATACGTCTTCGGCTTTTCACCAAAGACGCATCGGATATACACTAGTTATCAATTAAAACATTCAATCAAACAAGGACTGCTGTACGCATCCGTCCTCAATCTCTTTCATTTTTTTCTCATCCGGCCTCGGAGTTATATGATCCTTGTCATAGAATCCGTTCTTCTCCAGATAGAAAAATCTGTCCCAACCACATTGGTCGTATTCACCTTCTTTGTAAGGGGTTAATGCGGATTGTTCGGCAATGATAAATTCTTTTTTGGTCTTTCCTCTTTGCTTCCCTTTATGGGTATGGCAGTCAAATACATAATCAGGTATTGACATGTATCTGTTGTCATAGTCTTTCAAACATGTGACAGGATAAGGGAAATCATTTGCATAGAAACCGCAATATCCGTATTTTACAACTTTCAGAAGTACGGTAACAGCCTTTGCTACGAAAATGGATGATTTAGGTGAACTACCGGGTTGCATATCGTCTGCTTTCTTCAATGCGACAATTTCAGTGGTAATAGCCTGATAGTTGAGATTACCTGCTATCATAATAAGCCGTTTCCAAAGGAACTCCCGATACCTTACCATTAACTCATTGGCCAGATAACCGGCTCTGATATCGTCTTTGCCGATTATGGCACGTTCCAATAATCCGGCAACTAAAAACATGTCATGCCCATTTTTGGTGTAACATCCGGCATTACTTCCGACATATTCATCCTTTGGCAATTCTATCCTGTCTCTTGAATTAAGCAGGTTACAGGCGAAATAATCAGCATCACGATTCTTTCTTGTGGCAAGAAGAATGCCGAGAGCCTTTTCAATGAATAGAGGTGATTTGTCCTGCCAGCTTTGTGCGTCATCAGCCTGTTTGAGTGCTACAATCTTATTCGTAACAAGGTCATAACAATCCTCTGCTGAAACACAGAGTAATCGCTTCCACAGATATTTTCTAAATCGTGGTGCCAACTCGTTAGCAGCATAGCAGGCATAGTCTTTGTTGCTCCTGCGTATTGCCTTCTGAATGAGGGATGAAACCTCAAACATATTGTGACCGTTTTTTGTGTATAGTGCATTTGCCATATCTCAATCTATTATGCGATTTCAAATTTTGAATTTGGATTCAATTTAATCAATCTTGCTATCATTTCCTCTGCCGTTTTTTCAGTTCCACAAAACTGATGAAATGTAGGGCGAGCAGATTTCGTTCCATCTTTCTTTATTCTGTAAATAAATGCACCTTTTGGCAAACCTTTTGAATTAATGTACTTTGTTGCTTTCATTGTCTATCTCTTATTTTAAATTATTACTTTGCTTTTCTTTTATAATGCTAAGATACTGATTTATAGTGAGATATTAAAATTTAAATATCTGATTAACAATGAGTTAAACAATGATTAACGGCTTATATATCATCAATGCAAATACATTTTGGTTTATGTGTTATAAAGTCATTGGCAACATTACAACCATAAGCTCCAACATTAGAAATAAGAATCTTATCACCAATATTAGTTGGACCGGAATAATCACGATGGATAATATCATTCTCAATACAGGTACATCCGTAAATGGTAGCGTGTTCGACGTAATCGCTATCGTTTGAAAGCACATTGCAAGGTGGATTTTTCGTATGGCAGACAAAACCGACATCATCACGCTTGCAATCCACAACGAGCATTGTTTTTCCTCTGATAACTTTCTTGCCGATAATGGTTGCAAGTAGAGACATGGAAGTGGAAACTATCGGTGTGCCATTCTCGGTGATAAGCTGCACTTCTCCATCAGGGAACTCTCTTGCAAAGACTTCACCAATAGTTTTGGCATACTCCTCATACAATGGTATATATTCTCCATATTGAGCTTTTAAACTGTCATCCATGCGACCGAACATGTTGCCGCCAATATCAACTATATTGGCTCTAAGTTCTTTTGCATATCGAGCCATCATTTCGGCACGCTTCTTGAAATACGACAGTCCACGAGCATAAGAAATATGACAATGAACACATTTGACTTTTATCAATCCTCTTCGTTGTAGTTCTATGATTTCTTGATAACTTTTGCTATCAACATCAATTCCAAATCTTGAAACTATGCCATTCCCAATATCAAAATTTAGACGCACTCCAATTGCAAGCGGTGAGGTGTATATTCCGATAAGTGAACCAAGCTCACCTACATTATCAACGTTCACTATTCCACCATGATTAGCACATCGTATCTTATTGCCCAAATCAGGGATAACCCCATTGTATATAATCCGGCTGTCATCAAATCCATAGTTCCGTGCAAGCTGATACTCTTTGGGAGAAACAACTTCTGCATATCCACCGATTTCTTTTACCACATTGATGAATTCTTTGCAGTAATTCGTCTTGAAACTGTACCCGATATTATAGTTTGGGTAGTATTTTCTGAAAGCGGCTACAAAATCGGTGATATTCCGTTTGAAGTCATTTTTGTCTGCAATGTATAGAGGTGTTTTCAAATCATCGCTTGACATTAATCTTTGCTGTATTTTTTCTAAAGTCAAATTCATAATACTTTCCCCATTTATTTTTCATTGCACATCTATATTCGTAGTTCTTTCTGGAATCAATGGTGGTTCCTCCTTCATTGGAAGCTTGGATACCGTAGCTGTGAAAATATTTAGGCAGGAGTACAACTCTGTTCATAAGCAGTTCCTGTAACATCATATCAACATCGGATATCGCCGGGTCTTTCAGATCATATCTGGCCTTGAGTGCTTTCTTGTTTATCCATCTTACATGACCGGGCATTCCCTTAAAACAAAATTCCTTGTCATACACATACAAAGCCATTTGTGGATTATCAAAAGCAAGCCCAAGATTTAAATCGTAAAGTAGCTGGCCGATACGGAGTATTTCATCACATGTGCGTTCTTTCCAGTCAGGGTAGTTTTCTGCTGTGATGGCAGTATAATTGTCAAGTCGATAACAGAAACGCTTTATATCATCATCGGCAACAAATATCACATCCTCCGGTGTGTTTTCAATTATCCAATATAGCGTTGACATGAAACTATGTACCTTGCCGCCACATTCAAGCGTGGCATCCTTAGGAATGACAAGCATATCATCTATGCCGGCATTTCTATAAGCATCAGCTTCTTCTTCCCTAACGACATAAGTACAGTATTCAAGGCAATTCTTAGTCATTATTTTATGAGGTCGCTGATATGACATGACGTATATGTTAAACGTAATACCGGGTGTCATAGAACTTTTTCATCTTTAATCCATAATTTAGTTCATATGTGGATGGAATTTCATAACCAAGTAATTGTTTGCATCGCAAATAAACCATATTGCAACCTGCATGACGTACAAACGGGAGAGAGGCATTGATACGCGGGTTTATTTCAAGCAGTACCACCTTGCCGCTCTTCTTCAGAATGAAGTCAAAAGCCACATTACCATCAAGTTCAAGTTCTCTCACAATCTTGCTGACAATATCATACGCCATGTCGTTGGACTGGATTTCTCCATACATAATGGAGCCGAAAGCCATCATGTAGCCGACATAACCGCAGATATGAGTAACTACTCCTTTGTCTGCAAGCGCACTAACGGTGTAATCCAGTCCTTCGATTCTCTGCTGAAGGATAACTTTATTTTTACCATTGTCAACGATGGATTTCAAATCAAGCAAGGATATGTATCTGTTTTCTCCGAACTTGTTGAATAGAGAGGTATCATTGCACTTCTTGTCATCCACAACGGCGAAGCCTTTACCGCCGCACAGATTGTCCACTTTACAACAGATAGAGCTGTTTTTGTACTTGAACATAGAGGCGAAAGCATCCACATCGGAAACACTCTCAGGAATGATCTGTTTGGGCATTAAGCCGGCATAACAACTATAAAGAGCAATCTTATTGTTGGCAACCAGAAGACTGTCAATAGAAGAAACAGATACAAGAATACCGTTTTGCTCAAACTTATCTTTAGCGCGAGCCATTATTTCCAACTCCAATGTCGCTGTAGGCATGATGATTGAAACATCATATTCCTTGCATAAGGATATGAGTGTTTCAACATAATTTGGAGCAGAAATGGGCGGAACCACAAAATTACCGTCTGACAGTTCAGCAGGCGGGAGGTTGGCCGCAACGGAATTTGCGACATATACTTTTATATCAACTCCGTCTTCATTGTTTTTCAAACAATCTATCATTTCTTTTACGTGGATGGAGCAGCACGTAAGCAGTACATTGAAATTTTTCATTGTTCTTTTTCTTTTTTAGGCATAATCTGGGCTTTTATATCATCGTACCATACGGCACGTGCTTTAATCTTACGCTCTCTGGTGGCGTTTCTGGATACAAGAACTTTCTTGTCGTCAATTCCAAGAGCACGGGTCAGATTCAGATGGTCTATCTCGTTACGACATACAATCATCACATAATCGTATTTTTCATAGCGTATCAGTTCCATATCCTTGATCTTTGTTTCTTTGACATTCAGATTTTCAAGGTCAAGGCTCAAATCGATTTTCAAGTCTGCGGTCCATTCAGCCAGCTTGTCCATATCCCATTCGCCGGCATGGGTGTTCGCTTTGATATTAATAGCCTTTAATTCTGATTCACTGTAACCAATAAGGCGTTTGCACAAAACTTGAGTGTCAGGATTCTCCATAAGAATGGAAACACGTTGGTGTCCGGATATGATATTGTTGTGTTCGTCAATGACGATAACGCCGAAATCGCCAAGGTTGTCAAGTGACTCCTTCAGCTTCTCCTTGGCCTTCTTCTTTAATGGTTTACGGGGATTCCCAAACTCTGTCTTAAGTTCGGACACAGGCAGTTCTATAATTTCTATTCTTTTATCCATTGCTCTTTTTTTATAATGAATATATGTACGTTAGACCTGACAGAGGAAGTACCGATATCATTAAATCCGAGTTTCAGGGCATTCTTCCATGCAGCGGTATTACAGGGATTGATATATTGGTAAACCCCATTCATTTTAGCGATGCGGAAAGCATATTCAAGGATAAGCCGGTTACATTCATAGCCTATGCCTTTACCCCAAAAGGCTTTGTTAAGGATATGAGTGTGAAGTTCTCCAAATCCGTATGCTGATTCATCTATTCTATCTATGAAAACATTGCCGACATATATGCCGTCTGCCAGAACAGCAAAGCGTATACACTCATCACTTTCTGACTGTTCTCTATAAAAGTTGTTTTCTGATTCAAGGGATAGGGGAGAGTAGGGGCTTTCGCAAATAGCGTACTTCCATATATCCTTATCCTTACGCATCCTCCAGCTATGTTCTGCGTCGGATATTCTTTGAGGCCTTATTGTTACTTCCATATTTTCCAGGTTATGTACAACTTCATACATTTTCTGCGTAAATGCCTGCCGGGCATATTTCCGACAGGCTTAAACACAAACTCAATCATTTTTCAAGCTACTCGCAAGAGCACTCATGCAATTTTTCGGCTTCTTTCAGTCGTGTCAGATGGCAATTTCCATCACCCCGTAAATTACATAAGCCTTTTTGTCCTTGTTTTCGCTTGACTACTACTAAGGGTTGCGGGAACTCAAGGATTCGAACCTTGTTCTTCGGATTTTCAGTCCGACGCATAGACCAACTTTGCTAAATTCCCTTGTTAGCTAATTGAAGGAAGCAAGACTTGAACTTGCAATCGGATGATATTCCACGCTGTCAGACTGTTTACGTCCATCCTTTTTCACCGCTGACAGGCGGCTACTTAACAATCCCATTTCTGTCATTCCTTCAATTTAGCTGTTTTCTCTTATTTCTGCCTCAAAAATACAATATTTTATTTGTCTTTCAAATAAAACTGGGCAAAAATACTATTTTTCTACTCTCAAGGTCTCAACCTTCCAACATTTCATCATATGGTCTGTATCTATTCCTATATTGAAGCGTTTACCTATATAGTTTTCGTGCGCTTCTTGTTCTGGGAGGTTAATGGGGGTAACGAACCAGTCTTCATTGCCATGCTCGTCTTTCAGATAGACTTTTACTATCGTTTTCATAATTCCTCAAATTTTCCAAGTTCACATTCTATAATATCAACTTTACTTTCATTGGTATATAAACCATTTTCTTTGGCAGCATCAATAGCAGCATTTTCATAAAGAAATACACCGAAACACACTCTACTTGATTTTGTTTTCCAAATATCAGTTTGAAACAAAACGTATACTTTATTCTTCATCTCCCCACAACTTTAGTGCAAGTTCATAATTCTTCTGTGCCTCATTTACGGCTTTCTTGGCATAAGTAAGAGTGTAGGCGTGTTCTCGTGGGTATTTGCCGGACTTCACACCTTCATGGAATTCTTTAGCTTGTTCCAGCTTATGTTCATAGAAATCGATACTTTCAGGCATTGATAAATTAATTGTGTTTGCACGTTTATCCCAATACTCAGCTTTGCTTTCGTGTTCAGTAGCCTTGTCGCTGAATGTAACTGCTTTGTCTGTATTGTTCCAAGCGTCCTCTATTGCTTTCCTGTGCCGTCTTTCGCTGTGGTGTCCCACCTTGATAGGTTCACCAAGTGAAAGAAAATCTCTATCTTTATTAGATTTGTCAAAGTATTCTTTGCTTTTACGTTCTGCCGATTCAGCCCATGCCCTTCTACGTTCAGCTCTTTGCTTCGCCCATTCCTGTACATTAAATCCGTCAGCCCGTACAATCGAGTAGTAGAAAAATCCGTCTTTCTCAAAGATGAGATTAAAGACGATACTTTCGTTCTCATTACCGTACTTGGTTGTAACCTCAATAACTTCTCCTTTTTCGTGCTTTTCATCGCACTTTGCCAAAAATACATTTGGACAGAATTTTACATAAGTGTTCATAGTGATAGTTCGTTTAATATATTTCTTGCTATTTCATTAGCTTCATCAACTCTATTGTCTTGTTTTACAGCATCATGAACAATCAATGCTTGCTGTTCCAAATAACCTATATCACAAGGTTCTACATTGTAACCATCGTACAGGATGGCGTATGCCAATTTTTCCGCTAGACCTTGGCAATGATATCCTATTTTATTGCCTGTCACAATCATCACGCACCATCCGATTTTGTTTGAAATCTTTTCCATGACATTAATCTGTTAATTGATGGTAATAATCGAACTCTTCTCCTTCAAGATTATTTAAGGCATAGTCGTGGGCTTTTTCATATAGATTCAAATATACAGAAGATAACTCATTCATCCCTCGATTATGGAGCATCCAGCATCTATGGTTCAGTACTATTACAAGTTCTGTCAGATACTTGTAATTATCCTTCCATTCTTTGAATGCTCTACGAAATGTATCCTTAACTCCACTAATGCCACCAAACTTTTCAGCGATGCAGAAGTCATCCCAAAATGTGGTTATGCAATCGTAACCGTATTCTTTTTTCTGATACTCTTGAAATGTCATAATCAATCCTCCTTGTTATGTTTTCGTAAACTTGCTTCTTTCAATCGAGTGAAATGCTCAATACGCTCTTTATCATCTTCCCTTGTCTTTATGGATACATCTTGAATTTGTTTCCTTTGCTCTTCAGTTAACATATAGGCGTGTTTAGTCCATTTTATAGTCCCGGCAGGAACAAAATCAAAATCGGAAAGCCGGAATGTAGGTATTTCGTATGAATGTAAGACTATTTTTGCATACTCCCGTAAATCATTCGTTTCCCTATCTATTGCATTTTGTTCGCATACAACCACCATACAAGGGTAGTAAAGGAATATAATGTCTTTTGCCTTCATTGCTCTTAATTTTAAAATGATGGATCAATATAATGATTCTGGTAATGTAGCATAAGAATAACTCCGTCTTTATAAGACTGGCCTTCTGCTACCCAATATCCGTTTCTTCTTTTAGTGAATACTTTTGCATCGCCTTCAAGTTCGGATAAAATCTCGTACTCTCCAGCGTAATAATCAATACACTTGGTTTGATTGAAAGTGACCTCAATCTTGCATGGGGAAACTATTTTGGTTACTGTGGCTGCACGTTTATCTGAATAGTAGCAGATTGTGCAACCTAATCCGACTTCAGGAACAAGATCCTTGATTGCTTCAAGTCTTGCTTTCTGCATCTGATCGCACCAGTCTGATAATTTAATACTACCATCAGTGGGATATTTTTCGTTCTCTATTTTGTGGAGTATGGCAAAGCTTTCTTTGCTAGTTAATTTACTGGATGTTTTCATTGTGCTATGATTTACTATGTTATGCTTTAAATTCACCTCTTAATTCTCCATTATTATATAGCCTTACAGCAACCACTCGAACAGAAGCGGACAAATACCGCCCGACATCGTTTCTTAGCTTTCTTTCAAGTTGCAGGGCTTTAGCCATACTTTTGGTTCTTTTCCTTAAAGTCTTTTTGAATCCGAAAACATAATCTTCGGTATCAATCTCAAATGAATATGTAGTGGAATACATCACTCTTTGAAGCTCTTTTGTTAGTTCTGTTACTTTGCTCATTTGCTCTCTTCTATTATTAGTCGTTATTATTTCCAAGAAGTTCTTGTAAAGCAGACTTATATCCGTCCAACGCCTGTTGTGTATATCCCAATCTGAATTTTTTATCTGCTGAAAGAGAGTCGTTGTTCAATCCTTTTTCAATAGCTTCAATGTTTGCTTTGTAGTATCTGATAAGTTCTTCTGTTTTCATTGCTCTTGACTTTTACTTGTTATTAATAGGTGTTATTTTGATATTGTAAAGATACAAATAAATAATTGATTTACAATGGTTTACATCTTTTATTTTCATCATAAAATACTGAAAGACAAAGATTTAACTTTTACTTGCAGAAACGAAAAAGGCAGAACGGACTTCTCCATTCTGCCTTAATGCAAGCAAATGTTCTATGAATATAAAATTAACTTCAAACAAATGTAGGCGTAAACTCGATACCCAACGCACGCGCAATGCGGAAAAAACTTGATAACTGGATATCTACTTCCCCTTTTTCCACACGGGCGATATAACTTTGCTCCTTACCAATTTTCTGCGCCAACTGCTTCTGGGTCAATTTTAGCTCCTTACGGCGTTCACGAAGTATATCACCATAATACCATGCCATCGACTTCTCATTGAACTTCTCACGAGTATCTGTACCATGTTCCCCATATTTCTCATTAAGTTGCTGGTTGGTTGCCTTGAGCTTTGCCAATTTCTTTTCATCTAACTTCATAACGATAAACTAAACATTTGAAAGTATTTTATGCGCTTTCTCGTATATTTTTTTTATCTTTATGGTTGAAATAAATCACGCCGACAATGGCTATGACCGATACAAGCCCGAACATAATCAATGCTCCCATTTTATCATCCTTTCTTTTTGTCATTGACAAGCCAAAGACCTGCCAATAGTGTGATTACTATTGCCAACGAACCTCCAAGATATATTATCCATTTTTCCTGCACATCCCCGAAGATGGATGTCAACACAACTGCGGTGGTTATATACTTGGCTATATCCATCAGCTATTTTCCTAATTCTTTTCTCATGATGCAAATATAACTAATTAGTTATAATAAGACAAGCTTTATCTATTATTTCTCATTAAACTTTTTCATTGCTCAAATACTTTTCTGTGATTATCTCAACCGATTTGCTTATCATGTAATCCGTATCGATTCCTAACTGTTGGTAGAAGTTCCCATTTCCGGCAAGACTTTCACTTGCAATTTGCAGTGTTCTGCGTTCTTCTTTGGTGAATCCGATGCGGAAGGTGCGGAAGATGGATAACGCTTCTTTCAAATTTCCAGAGCGGAGTAGGGAAGTGGCTTTACTTGTTTTCGTTTCCATAATCAACAACTGGCAAGGCGACTGAATAAATAATGTTTAATCCGCAGGCTACGATCAGCATATCATTCTTGATGGAGTATGTATATGAATGGCGTAAACTTCCAGTACAATCCCTGTATTTTCTATTACTGTTCATTAATTCGCAGTAGTCTTTAGCTGCTCGTATTGCTGCATTTCTTACATCAACAGGAGATATTTTTACATTTACATTAATTTTCATAATCTACCTCAGGATAAAATTCACGACCTTCAAAATCATCTGCTGTGAGAATGATATCTTCACAGTTTACCATGTCTTCAACTTTCTCGAAAGCGGAAACATAATCTTCAGCTTCCACCTCTACCACTTTGGAGAGGGTTTCTATTACTTTTATTTTGTACTTTTTCATTTCGCGCCTCCTTTCTGTATTCCAGCGTGATAACCGTCAAGCCATATCAAAAGCTCTTTTGGCGTATGATAACCGCTTAAACGGTGACATGGTACTCCGTTTTCACATACCCTGTTGCCAGTTGGAACTGTATCGTGTATCACGATTGCATAAGCGTTTCGGGTGAATGAGGAACTTGTCAAGTGCATATTGTTTGCCTTGCAGTATTCCTCCAACTGCTTAAATGCTTGCTTCTGTGTCATTGTTTACTTCCTTCTTTAATTCTGTAATAAGAGCATCAGCACCGCTAATGCTCCACTGGGCTAACGTTTCGCAACTTGCATCCGCACACTGATCATGCGGATTGGAAGCAAAGCCTTTCATAAGTTCCTTTGCTATCTCATACCTACGTTGCTCCCAATCAATATCTCTATTGTCAGCGCTTGCGCGTTCCCATTCTCCTTTATATTCGTATTGAAGCTCTGTTATTTCAGCAATAGTGCGATACGTCATATTTCCACAATAAGTACTTGGAACAAAAGACATAAAATCGTCAAAAGTCTTAATTCCGGCTTGCGAACAAAAATTGTAAATTCGTCCATTCATGCCGGATATTTTCTTAAAATCAGATAGGGTTGTATTATTTGCTATCATTTTGGTTCCTCCTTATAAATTTTCAAATCCTTGCTTTCATTCTCTAATGCTTTTGATGATTTTACAATTATAGAGTTGTCCGATCTAGGGCAAACCAACACAGTTCCTCTATCTGTTGTTATTCTTACATTATGAGCATCTATCACTTTAATAATAAAATCGCCAACCACGTAGGTTGATATGTTATTCAGTTCTTGTTGTATCATAACTCACACGTTTTAAAATCTTCATCACACTCTAAACACTCCCATTCATATTCAGGGTTTCTACTTGGCACCAGCCTACTGCCGCATTGGGGACAGGCCGGGAGCAGGCCTTTGATGAATCCAACCTCAATGCCAATTCGCTCTCCGTCATGTATAGCATCAGCCATTTGCAGATCCGTTTCTACCATTGTTTCACTGTCATCATTATGCAGTACATACAATGTGGCGAGGTTGGCTTTCCACATCTCCATTGCATAATTGTCTGGTACTACCAACCAAACAAAGCCATCTTTAGTTACTTTCGTTTCCATTGTAATTCATCCTCTAATAATCACATATCTTCCAGCGGCTATTTCACTTCTATACTCGATAGAATAGCCCTTGTCTATAAATGCTCTTATGACATTATCGTGCGCCAACTCCGAAATTTGGTGTCTGTCTTTAGCGTCACTTCCAGTATTTTTTGCCCAACAATGAGGCCAGTTATTTCCCCATCCTACGCCATAATGAAAGTAAACACATTCACCTTTCTCTTTGATTTCCGAGAGGATGAAAGATGCAAGTGCGTCTTCCTCGGATTTTCTTCTATTTGATTTTGGTATTTCTATTGTCAACATACTGATTTATTTTTAGCGTCCAACCATTTATCCCGTCTTTCTCTACACGCCTCTAAGGTAGGCGCACAACAAGCAAAGAGTTCACCACTTTCAGTACGGTAATCGTACTGGTACATTCTCACTCTCTTACCTTTCAATTTAGTAGTGTAAGTGCAATAGTTCTCTTTACCGGGCTGGCATACGCTGCAACCTCTTTCGTCGTTAATTGAGTTCATAATCAT